TCCCTACCGTGCCGTCTGGGAACTCGACAATTGCGGTGGAGTAGGGGCCGTAGCTTTCGCCATTGTCATCGCTGGCCATGCCCCAGGCATGGAAGATGGCCTCGCCCTTTTCATAGCGCTCCGTGCCAATGCCGGGTCCTTTAGCACGTATCGCAGTCACCATGACGGGACGCAGGCCGTCGATAGGTGAGGCCATGTTCAAAGGTGCGATCACTATTTCAAGATCCTTTGGCAAAGCCTCCCAAGCCACCGCCGCGCACGCCTTCGAGCAGCAGAAGCGCTGCCGCAAAAAAGACTTGGCTGGAATGACGACATCATGCGTACAGACTGGATTAGCGCACTTGCTCACGATACGGCCTCCGCCTTCAGCGCCATGCACTGATTCAAATCCACGCAGCCGCTCTTGCCTTCCAGCCAGCTCACAGCGCTGTGACCGCCCATTACTTCGCTGTAAGATTTGCCACGATGGGTTTCGCCGTGGCCGCGGGTTGATTCGAAGGCAATCACCGCGCCCACCGGGTGCTGGGCATTCCAGTTGTGGCATTTGGTTCGCAGCTGAGCTGCTGTCGGGATGTTGCGGGACATGGTAGGCCCTCCAGGGCGTTGCGCTTTAATGGGGTGAACTCTACCCACGCCGCAACCAGATTGCAAGCATAAAGTAACCGTAAGATTACATATTGCTAAGTAATGAAATCGAACTGGCACGTCACCATGCAGAAGTAACGCCACAGGGCTCCATTCATGCGGGTGCGGCCGCTCTCGTAGTTGGTCCAGGCGCGTCCGCTCACGCACACCATGTCGCCAGCCGCAGCGGCGGTCAGTCGGGCATTGGCGCGTGCGAGCGAGACGTCGGCAGGGGAGGGAGTGGAAGGCCTGGGCGGGGGTAGGCGTTTGCGGGGCTTTCTCATTGCTGGTTTGTTCCTACTTTCCCTCAGCCAGTACGAACAAACGACCGGTTTCAGGTATGCCAGGAGCCCGCCAGGCAAGGGGCCAGGGGGCTGAAAAGGCGAGGCCGCAGGATTGCGCAGGGAGCACGATCGGCATTACGGCCATGCCGTGAGGTGGATTAGGGCTCCAGATCACCCAGGAGGGCCTCGCGCTCGGCCAGCGTCTCCTTGTCGGCCATTGCTTTGGCCTCGGCCGCTTCGTAGAGCGCATCCAGCTCCTCGGCGGTCATCTGCTGACCCATGTTCAGATCCAGCTTGTCGTTATAGAACCCTTCGTGGCGCGCCAGCATGTCCAGCGCCTTAGTGCGCTCGTAGACCACCATCTCGGGGCCGAACTTACCGGGCTTGGTGCCGCCGTAGGCCATGCGGGCCTGGGGCGACATATTGCGGCTGTCTTTCATGACGATCTTAGGCACGCCATCCCCGAAGCATTCCATGCATTCAGGGTTCGGGCCTTCCTTGGGGTTGAACCCGGTACCGCCCTTTTCGTCGAACTGGGGCATTTCTTCACCGTTGTCCGCAGCTGCTGCGCACTCGGTGTTGTACTCCTCCTCTCGGGCTTCCATCTCGCTACGGGTGAACTGGTAGCGGTTGTCCCTGCCCCAGCAGTAGCGGCAGGCGTCGATGCGGTTCTCGATCAGCTCATTGGTATCGACGGTCGCGATGCCATGCACGTACTTGTAGACGGTGTCGGCTTCAATACCCAGGCGTTCACGGCGCTCATGCTGGCGTCGGGAAATCTCGGCTTGAACCATAACATTTGATAGCAGACGGCTTGCCTGTACCTGGGCAGTCCTCACGCTGTAGTGCGCACGTATAGCCGCTTGCGTGCCATTCAGATCGATCATGTACTCGTCGATGAATCTGGCCAGGCGTGCGTGCTTGGGATTATCGGGATCGATCGTCAGCGCATTGGCCAGCTCTACCGCTTCGTCCTCATCGGTAGGACCGAGAACCTTGGGGGCTGGCTTTTTGGCGGGGACTTTCTTGGCTGGCGCCTTCTTGGTGGCTGCCTTGGATGACGAGCGCTTGGGAGCTACCCCCTTCGCTATATCAGCAGCGTTTCTCGGGGTACCGCTCATGTATGGCCTCGTGACTGGAATGAATGCCGCCTTTGAGCCATGGCGCGGCGTACCACTTCTGATCCGTCAGAAAGGTGGGATGGCAAACCCACTGACCTACTCGTTTTGTATGGTCTATGCGCCCAGGAACCGATGATGGTGAACACCAGCCCTTAGTTTTGGGACATGACCCCCGGCTAACTATCGAACCTGCGAACGAGCACGCTTAGCGTCTGCATCTATGGTGCATCACGCTACGGGGTTGATTGTGGTGTACAGGGGAGAGGGGGGAATGCGAGGGTTTCCGATCCACCTATGCGCCCATTGCGTGACGTGGTGGATCGGGATGGAGCTGGAACGTGTTAGGCGGAACACACCTGTACGCACCCATAGAGCACAGCGAGCATTCCAGCCGCAGCGGTGCCGAGAATCACGCGAGAGATACCGAGGGTGATGGCGAGCTGTCGCGGGCTCATGCTGGTGCCCCGCCGTGGAAGTTGTCGTCGTGCCACTTCGAGCAGCTGCAGGCGCGATACGTGATCGCCAGGCGGAGCATGTCACGAACAGCGAGCGGGATCGCCACCACCAGGATGGCCAGGAACACCCAGCCGACAACATCACCACGGCTGCCCATGTATGCGCACACCCATACGGCGAGGATCATCAGCACCAGGTACACGAGCGCGATCGGAGCCTGTGGCCAATTCAAGCGACGCTTACCCTTACAGCCACACGGCATAGGCCCTCGCTCATGGGGCTGGCTCATGGCGTAACGCGCCAGGCCATTGGCTGCAGTCACCTGCGGACGGATCACAGCAGCCAGGCAGCGAGCGAGCAGGGCGGCACTAATACGCGAGACCAGGCGCAGCATTACAGCTCCACCGCTGCAGTCGTGGCATTCATTAGCGCCAGCACATGGGCGAGCTTGCCGTTGACCGAGGCCAGCTGACCGGCGAGCGGGGCGCGGCTGTCATCGGGTGCGCTGGCTTCACCATCCACCCCTGGCGTACTGGCCATCACCGGCGCCAGCTTGGTGACCAGGGCAGACAACGCATCGAGCAGAGCATCTGCAGACGTGTCGAGGTTGGTCACCTCCTGGGGAATCGACGGCCTGATGGGCGCCGGGGTCTCGGCCGCGGTCACGGTGCTGGCCAGCGTCGTGCTGCCCGTGATACCGGCGAGCGTTGGCTGCAACATTACAGATTCCTTTGAATCAGGACCTGCCTTTACAGCCTGGGCGGTCAGGATGGCGGCGGTATGGTTATCGATCACCAGGACATCGGCGACAGGCGCGGCCTCGGCCTGGGTGTCGTCTACCGGCAGCCGCTCGACTTCAGCAACGGGCTCAGGCTCGGGCGCGACCTCCTGGGCCGGGATCTCGACAGTGGCTTCGACCGGATCTTCAACCGCCAGGGCGATGGTGTCAGACACATCCTGGGCATCACTGGTTGGGTATTCGGTTACGGCCGGTACTTCGACTACGACTTCGGACATGGATGATTGCCTCATACGTGAACTGATAAAACGGTGAAGCCAGGCGTCAAACCGGGCCTTGACCCACGGCCACACGATGGCGATCGCATTGAACCCCACCACCAGAATGACTCTTTTCGACATCAGCGCTTCCCCCGCGGGGGCAATGATGCAGGCCGACGCGCGGGGTCATGCGGGGGCCTTTCCGAGCGGCACGCGTAAAAGTATCGAGCACCAGCCGGACACACGACGCCGACCGCTCGGGGCAACACTGTCCATCAGCTGGAATCCGCGGGAGTCGAAAACCTCGGGGCCGTCCTCGCCTTGCTGGCGCATGAACCACGGGCGAACGCGCTCGCCCCGTATTCCTGGAACGAGGTCGCTAAGGACTATCGGGCCGGGCACTCCCCCCAGCTGGCGCAGTTGTTCCGCCATACCCCAGGTTCGACGCCAAGGGGTAGGACACACCGCCTGCGCGGCGCTGTTTGCTCTGCATATGGCCGGTGTCATTCCGGCTTTCTGGGCGGGCTCGTTGGGTCACGTACCTCCCGCCTCTCATCGCGTAGCCGACCAGTGACCTCCTGGGTATAGCCGACGCCTCTACCGACTTAGCCAGTCAACCCTGGCGATTCATCTGCATTGGAAAAAGGGGAGTCCTCAGACGCCGCCGTTTTTCCAATGCAGCCTGGCGAACCAGGTACACGGTGCAGTGATTCTGTATCCGATGGAGGTCGGATCGGCATGCAAGGCCATTACGCCGGTCACCCACCTATCGGGCTCTGTCACCCCTTCATTACGCGTTCGGGGTTTTACGCGGCGATCCAAACTTACTTTTAGATTGGGTTCAAGAGTCGCATCTCGCCAATTTCGGGCGGCTTTCGCCATGTTCTGTGCTCGTCTCTCCGAGCCGTCACGCCTACGGTCCAGCTGCCTACTGATTGGTCGGGCGTTCCACAACCTTCTACCCCGGGGCACTTAGGGGCGGGCCTATCCAGCATTCGGCCTCGCAAAAAACACCGACAGGAGGCGGCGGCTGGTTTTCAGCTTGCTGCAGATAGCAGCCCTCACGGAACTGCTGCCCTGATCATTGTCCGGCCGGGAGGCGAGGGAGTGATCAGCACGTTGCATCTGCATTGGTCGCATCACTCACCCCCGTGAACCCACGACCGAGGGAGTAGGTGAATGATGCGACCGATGCAGCCTGAGCGACTGCCCGCGCTCAGGTGTTATCGGGCCGGTTACGTGTTCCGGCGCCAGCAAGCTGGCCGTATTGATGCAGTGCCCGGTGTTACCCGGCTAACGACGACTTAAGCACATGGTCAACCTCGTCGATCGGTGTCCCTTCGAGCGTCTAACGCAAACGAACCACACTCGCCATATTTACCGCCGCCACGAGGACGGATCACGATCTGCATCGGTAGAGGGCTTTAGTCGTCAGGTCGGACTGGGGGTTATCCGCAACCAAAGCGCTCTCCGATGCAGCCTCGACAAATATCACCCTGGAGGAAGTAACGTATTTGTCGAGGTATATCGGGCCGGTCTGATCCCGACAGTCAAAAGGCCCGTAGCTTGCCCAGTAACGCCCCACGTCGATTGCTGAATCCATCGCGGCAACCAAGTTGCAGTTGCTACGCTTCAAACAGCGCTGTCGGTGCTCTTTTGGCTTTCGCCTAGTTGGTTGCGGGAGCTGGATTTGAACCAGCGACCTTTGGGTTATGAGCCCAACGAGCTGCCAGACTGCTCTATCCCGCAATATTTCTATGCATCTGCATTGGTGAAGCTACCCGGGCGCCCCGACAGTGGGAGAGCTGGACCAGCGCCTAAGCGCCTGGGTACCTTCCCAATACAGACGCGAGGCCTGTATTGACTGGTTTTCGACATGACGGACCAGATCCGCTGCACACACCCATGACGGCGACCCGCAGGATTTCGAATTACGCGACAGCGTCTTTCAAAGCCTTGCCTGGCTTGAACTTAACGACGCGTCGTGCATCGATGGAGAGCGGTGCCCCCGTCTGCGGATTGCGGCCAGTACGAGCTTCGCGCTGCGAAGTTTCGAAGCTGCCGAAGCCGACCAGTACAACGTTGCCGCCTTGAGCCAGTTCGTCCTGGATAACTTCCAGAACCGAATCGACTGCCTGCTTAGCTGCGGCTACAGTGGGAAAACTCCCCTGTTCTTTTACAGCGTCAATCAATTGTTGCTTATTCATAGTTCGCTCTCGTTTGTTACTAATCAGTGGTGTTACAGCAATATGGTGCCGGGAACAGGATTCGAACCTGCGACCTTCTCATTACGAATGAGCTGCTCTACCAAACTGAGCTATACCGGCGTGCAACTAAGTTGCGAATTCTATTCGGCTAACAGCGGTATTAAGAATTGCTGATGCGCGTTCGTCTTATCCTTGAACGAAAGTTCTCGATCAATGAAACCTAACCGCTTCTCTTCACTCTCAATACGCTCTCGCGCTCTTTTGCCTAACTTGACCATGCCTTGAATGGAACTTACCAGGCTGGCCCCGCCCCTACATTCAGTCTCAAAGTCGGGGTTCAATTCCAACAAGCGATGGAATCGTGTTTCAGCTTCGGCGGCCATCTCGGCCATTGCCTTCGCTTCTTTTCGGTCGTGATCCCTGCTATCTAAGGTCACCGCAACCGAGTTGCCGAGTGCCGAGGCGAACTTCATAAACTGGCTTTCGATCGTCTCGGTCACAGCCTTGACGCCTAACGCCATTCGGTTCTCGACGGGGTCCGCTATGGGGTCGTCGATCGTTCCGAAAATGAAATCGGTCGGTACCATGTAAAGCTGGCAAACACTGATCAGCTCAGTCAGCGGGGGCAACCTGTCGCCACTCTCCCAAAGGGAAATTTGCGTTGCATTTTCGTGCTTTAGGTGATCCGCCACATCTTTCTGAGACAGCTTGCATGCCAGCCTGGCCATGCGCAGACGCTTGCCTACTTCTTGACAATTGATCTCGTAGAGGTCGTTGTCCTTGCGCATTGCCATGTTGACTTGCCCGTCGGTGTTTGCCCTCACTCGATAAGCAAAGAGTAATAATTCCGTTAGCAACATGCAAGCGCGATTTTCGCTGATTTTTGAACTTTACCCGATTCTTACATTCGTAAACTATTAAACATCGATTTATGTGGTCTTAATAAAGAAAATTGTACGGCGATTGTTTCAATCTTGTTTCAATTTATGCAAAACGTAATACATTTTCTACGTGGTCGCGCAGTTCCTGCTCGCTCAAGTTCGCCCTATACACGTTTTTCAATGCTGCCGTGATGACATCTTGATAAATTTGTTCTGCCTTCTCCTGGCTGCAGTTGGCGTAACTAAGCGATGACGCCTGCAGCCGCACCTTGCCACGAATGTCAAACGTCGGCTTGTAGTGGCCTGCCAGGATGGTCAAGTCTTTGCGGAACCGGTCCTTGTTCGGCACCACCGGTTGCCCGAGGTACGTCTGCGTCGATAGGTTATGCTCGCAAAAGAAGTTGTAGGCCTCCCGGAAGAGAACCATGGTCTTCTTGAGGAACGCCCAGTTGCGCACCTCCTTGACCTCACAGCGCACGGCCGTTCCGACCTTGAACCGGCGCATGGCCTCGACATCCTCTTCAGTGGCCGGGCGAAACGATCCATCACCGTACTTGATCAGGTAAATCTCACTCACTGCCTTGAATCTCCAAGCGTGCCCGTACCAGGGCGTCGAGCTGCGGGTACAGGTGGGGGTTACGTTGCTTCTCCACGATCATCAGCCGACGGCGTTCGTCACGCGTAGGCAGGCTGAAGGCCCACTCTGTTATGTACTCATTGCGCACCCCGGCGCCCTGGACGCAATACAGGTTTTTCGGCGCGTAACAATTCGGGCAGCCCATGACGTGGTTCTGGTACGCCTCATGTGCTTCCTGCCAGCTCATGGCAGGAACTCAGTCAATTTGAATTCACCACCTGCCTGGCGCTCGGCCTTGACCATGCGGAAGATCGGCAGCGCCTCGGCGGCCAGCTTGATCTTGGCCTGCCCCTTTTCGGAGGTGTACGTGCCCTTCACCTCGAACATTGTCACCAAGCCGTCGCCCATCAGTGCGAGGAAGTCCAGCCGGTAATGCGTGTTCTTTGCCAGCTTGATGCTGAAGGGGTGGGCCTTCCACCACTGCACTTTGCCCTCTCGCTTCCACTGATCGAGCAGCTGGGCGAATGCCTGCTCGGTCTTGTTGAGCTGGCCTTCGGGCAAGCGCCCCAGCGCTTGCCACGCCTTCACACCGGTCGGCGCCGGTGTCGGTGCGCCAGCTGCGGCTGGGGTCGGTTTTGGCTTGGGCGGGTTTTTTGCCCGGGCGGCGCGGTTCTTTGCCTGCAGCTGCTCGAACGCCTCCGGCGTCATGCGGATGCTCATGGCTTGACGCTACCGCGCGATGCCCGGCTGGGCAGGAACAGGGGCTTTTGACCCTGATCGAGCGGCCAGGGGATATCGGTACCGCAGGCCGAGCAGACTTTCAGGTACTGCGATCGCAGCAGCACCAGGTGGCGATCGCCGCACACGGGGCAGCGCGGGCCTGCCTCGGCGATCTGGGTGTATAGCAGGCGGCGCAGTGCCGCAACGATTCGGCGAATCATTCGCACAGACCATATGCCGAGCTGCAGGACACACCGTCGGCGACGGCGCGGATCAGATCGAACTGGCGGCCGCCGCGCGAAGTCATCGACCACTCAATCATGCGATCGATACCGTGCGACAGGTGCGTGATGCGGTCGTTTGACCGAACCGTCGGGTCGGTGATGCTAGTAAAAAACGTCGAGCTGCCGCGCTTGCTGGCGGTCGAAACCATCGATTCCCAGCGACGGATGCGCGCGACCTCTTCAGGGAAGCGCACGGCGATCTCGGCCAGCTCCTCTTTGCGGTTACTCACACACGGCATGCAGCCGACGCGGGACATGCCCTGCAGGTACAACGGGTTCGGCTTGATCCCGTGCTTGCGGTGCATGGCAAAGACGTCCTCAACTGTCCAGGCCAGTATCGGGCGGTAGTTGAACAGGCCGTTCCCCACCTCGTCGATCTCGGGCAGCTTGGAGCGCGCCAACGACTCGTCAGCGCGCACGCCCTGCCACGAATACACGTCCTGGGTGCGGTGATCGGCCAGCAGTGGGGCGAATATCTGCTCCTGGATCGGCAAAATCTTCAGTTCCTGGGTGCAGAATCTGCGTTTGGTGCTGGGGAACAGGCCTTTCCACAGGCACATATCCAGGAATGGGATGCCGGTGGGCTGCAGCATTTCGCAAGCGGCGTCCATCAGCTCCTGCGCGCGCTCTGCAACGAGAGGCGCTATCTCGCGCTGCGCCGGGAACCATGACCAGACGCCGACGGTGGCGGGCTCGAACATATTGGCCGGAACATTGAGCGGCTCGCGCTGCGCCGTGGGGAAGTCGGCCTCGCTGTCGCAGCCCTGCAGGTCGTTGCGGTACCAGTGCCCGGGCGCCAGCGGACGGCCTGCCATCAGCTGGGCGCCCCAATGCTTCTGCAGGTAGGTGCGCTTGTTGGCCATCTTCGTGGCGAACTCGGCCTTGATCCAACGAATCTCGACGCCGGTGGCGTCTGCCAGGTAACGCACGTAATCGTAGGTCTGCGGGTGCTCGTTGCCGGTATCGCAGAACACAGCCTGCACGTTCGGCACCTGGCGCTCGATGCCGAGCAGCAGCATGGCCGTCGAATCCTTGCCGCCGGATATGCTGAAAACGTTGGTGTCGGTCGAATCCATACCGTAAAGCGTGTTCATGCGTTTACCCCAATTAGGTCGAGCACTTCGTCGGGGATCTCGCATCCCAGGTCTTGCAGGTCGTTTGCGGCGTCACGCATCAGGTCCATCTGGTGGCCGTACAGCTTCTGAAATCGGGCTTTGTACGGATGCACCGCGATCAGCCCAGGAGCGCCCTGACCGTCGATGTGGTGGCCAGCGCACAGCGCCAGCACCATCCAGTGCGCGTCGGGCTTGGTGCGCCCCTCGATGTGGTGAATGCTGACGTGCGTGTTGCGGTGGCCATGGTCGTGAAAGCACGCCTGACAGCCGATGTGGGTGGCCAGCAAGTCGTGGTAACGCTTCTGGCGCGCACTTGGGTTCGTCCCTTTCATGCGGTGATCGCTCCACGCGCCTGCAGCTCGGCCAGGGCTTCGGCCATCTCCTTTTTCTTTTGCTCCAGCTGGTCGTCACGTAAGAACTTGCGGGCGGTCTTTGGCTTTATGCCGTTCATGACGCCCCGGGTGATCGAGCGGATGCGCCCCATCTGTTCCTGGCCGCGGACAATCTGCGCCTGGCGCTCTTCCTCGGTCAGCTGCGGCGCAGGCAGCGCCAGCATCGGCGGCGGTACCGCGCCTTTAGGGCTGGCCAACGCCTGATCGAGCGCCGAGCGCCAACGAATTTGCAAATCCTTGAACTCGTAATCGAACAAGTCCTTGCCCAGCTCCAGGGCAGCCCAATAGATCGCCGGGTGCGTCCACTCGTCCTGCTGGACGGTTTCGCCCGGGCGCAGCGCGGTACCCATCAGGAACTTGCGCCGGTTCATCTGCTTGACCGCTTCGGCGAAGGCCACCTCGGCGTTCAACGCTGGGCGGCAGGCCTTGAGGAACTCAGTCAGCGATGGCGGCCAGTCGAACAACTTGCGGCACTGCGCCACGCCGCGCTTGATCTCGGCGAGGGTGATGCGCTCCTCTTCCAGGCCCTCTGCCCAGGATTCGCGCCAGTTGGCCACGGCCTGCTCACTGGGGAACTCCCGGCGCCATTTGGTCATGTACGCCCCGTCGAGGCGGTTGAAAAGCCAGTCCATCGGGCTCATGCCCAGGGAGGCGTGCGGCTTATTCAATACGGACAGCTTGGCCGTCGATGTAGTCGTCAGATCCTGGGATGACATGGGCAGTACCTTTTTGGTTTACGAATGCGAGGGGGTCGAACTTGCCGAGCTTGATGTCCGCTTTCGGGGCATGAGCGGCCAGGCGCTTCACAGCGAGGGTGTCCCACTGTTTGCGCAGCTTCGAAGGGGCGAGGATGTTGGTGCGCCAGAACTCGTCGCGGTTGGCCCAGTCGAACAGCTCGCAGATTTCCCGGTGGGTGCGGCCGTCCTGCTCACGGGTCAGGCGGATGTCATTGGCCCAGGCGTCCCAGTTGGGTTCCTTGGGATCACCGCCGAGCTTGAGTACCTTGCCGAAGATCCAGCGAGCCGCTTTATGGTCTTCGTCGCTGCCATGCTTTTTCGGTTTGGTAGCGCGAGGGGCAGACGTCGAATTCTTCTCCCCGATCGGCGCACCAGCGACGCGAGGAGAAATACCCTCAGTTGTATTACTCAGAGTGTTATCCCTCTCTGCAGCGTTTTCCGAATAGGGGTATCCCGAATTCCCGACTAGGTCTCTTCGGTTTTCCGAATAGGGGGTTGTCGGGTTTTCCGGAGGGGTAGTCGGATTTTCGAATACCTTTTCGGTCGCATGCTTGGGCGTCAGATAGATGCGCCGCTCCACGATTTGCTTGCCATCGCGGATGATTTTGATGTCCAGCAAGCCCTTGGCTGCCAGACCATTGATGATCTCGGAGACCCTGGATTTCGAGAGGCCAAAGAACTCGGCGAATGCCGCGTTGCTCTTGTAGCAACCACGCGCGGACGCACTAAGGCTGTCGATTTCGATCAGGAAAATCTTTTCGTTAATATTAAGGTTACGGTCCAGCCACAACTCGGCGGGTATCCATATCCCTTTAAACTTGCGTGCGTCATCCATTAGGCAAACCCCCGGGTTATCCGGGTGTTAGCCATGTTGGATGCCGCCACGAACTGTTCACCAGGTTCAGGCGTCTTGCCTTTCAGACGCGCGCGGAAGCCCTGCGCGAATACTCTGATTTCGCCCACTGAAATAACGCCTTATTACACGCCTTGAGGAACATAGCTGGCACGTCCTGGCGTGACAGACTTCGGCAGGTTCATGACTTCCTGGCCTAGCCAGCTACAGTTGCCACGTCAGGCCGTGGCCACCCATTGCTCGTTACGCCAGCAAGGTCGCTGGCTGCGCAACTTGGTTGCGTTTGTTGATGCGGTACCGCTGCCAGGCTTTGCCTGCAGCGCGTGCCCCGGTAATCGTGCCGCTGCCTACCCGCTCCATCTCCTGACGCAGATCACGAATGCGCGCCGAAATGGCTGCCTCTGAGTCAATGCGCTGGAACACCTGGAAAATGCGGTCTTTGATCTCGAACAGCGCCAGAGCGGTGTCGGCGGCTTCAAGGATCGATTTCACGCGGGTCAGTTGAGTCATAGTGCAGACCTCAGTGCAGGACGGCTGCCGCTTCATACGGCGCGAGAAACGTTTCGGCGATGCTCGCCAGCAAGCCGAGCTTGTCCGGTGGCAAGCAATCGAGCCGGGCCGGGTCAAGCGGGCTCATAGGACGATCAGAATCGGTACGGGTTGGCTCGCGATCTAACCAAAACGTTGGCAATCCCAGCTTGGTCTCCCAACGGCGCGCCACGCGCTCGCCGAAAGCCCGGCACGGCCGTTTGCCGCAGATTTGGTAGAACAGGCTGCGATCGGACTTCGAAAAATCGAATTTCTTGAGCATCTTGGCGCGCTCACCTGCAAATTCGTGCTCGATAAACTCGCTCAAGCGCAGGACTCGTACAGCGCTGCGCGAATTAAGGTCCGGGGGCGACGGGGCCGTAGGGGATGTCATGGGGAACCTCTGGTGTTCTGGTGGGGCACAAGCTAACTCCTTGCTAATCCAATTGCAACTTTTCGCTTGTTCGTTTGCTTATGGTATAGTTACCACGCACACACAAACCCGCTAGTTTCCAATAAGGGACTGCTTACGCTCATGAACGACATTCGAACGAAACGCTTACGCCAGTGGCTGGGCGAATTCGACGGCTCCATTGCCGAATTCGTCCGCGCCTACGGGCTGGATAAATCGAAGGCAAGCTACATCTCGCAGATCCTGGGCGGCCATCGCCCCCTGGGCGAGCGAGCTGCCCGCAAATTGGAAGTAGATTGCGGTCGCCCGCATGGATGGCTAGACGTCGAGGACGATGATGCCGTCGATTTGCGATACGATAAGCAGCGATTCAACCAGCTGAATACCGACGACCGCGGCTTGATCGAGGAGTTTATTGACTTCGTGCTCAAGCGATCGGAGCGCAGCGAAGGGTCAACGACCCCAGCTGGCAGCGGGAAGCGGGTAACGTTTCAAAAAACGCTGGAAGCACCGCAGGGGGCGCAGGACACGCCCGGGAAAGGAACGAAACGAAAGACGTCAGGCGACGATAGCCTGAATTTACCGACTGGGCCTGTTGCGAAATCGCGCATCGCGTAGCAGGCCTCTATGTATTCTGGGGTTACGAGTGACAGTCCAAGGAAGTAATGTTTTCCCTATCGGCATTAAGAAACGTCCACATCCTGCGCAGGTTGCCGTCCAGCAGCCTTGCGAGGATCTGTCCAGCCCAGCCGGATGGACCGGACGGCCGATTGGTCAGCTGCTTTTCGAGTTTTATCCAGGTGGCTCGGCAGGTATCGATTGTGACTTACCAGAGGAATGTGTGACGCAGGCGATCCGGGCGCTGGAAAGCGCCCTTGATCAGCTGCGGGCTAATCAAGACAGCGCCAGTTACAAGCTTGTGAGTACGTAAAAAGGGGTGTTTGCACAACCGTTTGCTAAGAGAAAGGGCCTGTAGGCCCTTTTTTATTAGCAAAAATATTACTTATTGCTTGTTTGAATGCTTACGCTTTGCTAATTTGTGATGCAACGGGGGGCTAGGGGATACCTTGCCACTCGCTAATTAATCGCACTGGAGCATAAGCACATGGCCCGCGCATCTGCCGCAACCCGCAAGCAAACCGAAGCCCAGGACGCCCTGGACCTTACCCCTACTGATACCGCAGCTGTTGCCCAGGCGGACGTGGACGCAGCTAATGCTGCCGACGCCAGCGCTCCGGCCGGTACCGAACTGCAGATTGGCGAAGCGGCCACTGAGATCGCGGAATATAACCCGTTGGTCCAGGAGCTGGCGCGCATCACCGAGCAGTACAAAAACGTCGTTTGGGATGTGACCACCGACGAGGGTTTCAAGGCCGCAAAGGAAGCACGCACCGACGTACAGAAAGTGCGCTACGCCATCCAAAACAGCGAAAAGGCCGTCCTCAAGCCTTATCAGGACGCTGTGAAAGCCGCCCAGGCCAGTGTCAACGCGGTGAAGGAATTCGGCAGCGATCTGCGCGACAAAGTGCTCGTGATCGAGGCCCCAATCGACCAGCTGGTACGAGCTGAAGAAGAGCGCCAGAAGGCTGAGAAAGATCGCCTGGCCTCGATCGCTCGGGAACGTGCAGAGCGCATCGACAGCACCATTCAAGGGTACCGCCTGGTCGGTGCCACCTACTCGACGGCTACCGCGGCCGCGATCGCCGAACAGCTGGACACTCTGAAAAGCACCATTATCTTGCCCGACGAGTATGGCGATCGCGAAGGCGAGGCCATGGTGGCGCGTGACAACGCGATCGACACACTGACCGCGCTGCACAGCATGACCGTGAGCCGCGAAGCCGACGCCCAGCGCCTCGCAGACCAGCAAGCCGAGCTGGAACAACTGCGGGTTCAGCAGCGCAAGGCTGCTGAGGAGGCCGAACAGCGCCGCCAGGAACAAGCCCGTCGCGATGCCGAGGAGCTGCAGCGCCAGCGCGACCAGCTCGCCGAACAGCAGCGCATCCTGGCTGAAGGTATGGCCGAGCTTCAGCGCCTGCGCGATGGTGCGGCCGCGGCCCCGGCACCACCTGCAGCGCATACCCACACCGCCAACGAGCCAGCGCGAGTTGAAACCACTGCCCCAGCTGCAGCGGAACCGATCGCGATTGTCGTAGTTGAGCCTGTGAAACAGCCCGATCCAAACGCCCCGAATGCCGAGGATCTGGTCGAGACGATCGGCCTGGCCTTCGATGTGCCCCCAGCGACTGCCCGTCACTGGCTGCGCACCACCGCGTTCTGATTTACCCCCTCCCTTCCGTAATGCAGCTGGCCCCTCGGGGCTGGCAATGAGGTAACTATGACTGCTCATGCACACGCACCGGCAATCGCCGATCAGGACATTGCCCACTACAACGGCCCGCGTAACAGCACCACCGCCCTGGTGCTCGATCCGAACAGCATGAAAGCCATGCTCGACATGGCGGGCGTCATGTCCAAAGGCGTGGCCACGGTGCCCAAGCACCTGCAGAAAAATGAGGCCGACTGCCTGGCCGTTGTGATGCAGGCCATGCAGTGGCGCATGAACCCTTTCGCCGTTGCGCAGAAAACCCACCTGGTCAATGGCGTCCTCGGCTACGAGGCGCAGCTGGTCAATGCGGTGATCACCTCGCTGGCACCTACGACCGGACGCCTCCATTTCGAGTGGTACGGCCCCTGGGAAAAGGTCATCGGCAAATTCCACATCAAGAACAGTGACAAAGGGCAGTACCGCGTGCCGGGCTGGAAGCTCGAAGACGAGGAAGGCTGCGGCGTGAAGGTGTTCGCCACCCTGGTGGGGGAGGATCAACCGCGTGTGCTGGAGCTGCTACTGGCTCAGGCCCGCACCCGTAACTCCACCTTGTGGGCTGACGATCCCAAGCAGCAGCTGGCGTACCTGGCGATCAAGCGCTGGTCACGCCTTTACTGCCCTGACGTGATCCTGGGCGTCTATACCCGTGACGAGCTGGAAGACGGTTTCGAGCGCAGTCGCGAGATCAACCCGAACGCCCCGAGCGAGCCGGTTTCGGCGCCGTCGGCGGTCAGCGGCCGCCAGGATGAAGAGACGTTGAAGCTTTACGAGCAGCTCGAAGCGAGCGCCCGCGACGGCGGCCTGGCTGGGTTCGAGGCGGCGTGGAAGGCACTCACACCGAAACAGCGCATCGCTATCGGTACCGAGAGAAAGGACCGGCTGAAAGAGATGGCGACCACCTCCGATGCCGACTTCGTTGAAGTGCCGGATGAACCTGGGGTTGCAGCGTGAGCGATCTGCAGCGCACGGATCAATGGCATCAGGATCGAGCTGGCCGCATCACGGCCAGCCGATTCATCGACGCCCTGGCGTTCGGCAAGGCCGACGCCAGCGGCAAGCGCAAGCCCTTGGAATCACGCACCACCTACATGCGCGAGCTGTGTTTTGAGCGCCTGGCCAGCCGGGCGAAGCACAGCGTGAGCGCAAAGGCTCTTAGCTGGGGTACACAGGAGGAGCAAGGTTGCCACGACTATTACGAGCTGATCAGCGGGAACATGGTGACCAAATCCGGGTTCATGGTTCACCCCAAATACGACTGGCTCGGCTGTTCGCCTGACGGCCTGATCGGCGCCGACGGCGGCATTGAGTCGAAGTGTCCCTACAACGAGGCGGTGCACATACGCACCTGGATCGAGGGGATGCCCGAGGAACACACCTGGCAGGTGCAGGGCTGCATGTTCGTGACGGGGCGGAAATGGTGGGATTTCCTCTCCTATGACCCGCGCCAGAATGACGAATACAGGTTGTACGTAGAGCGCATCGAGCGCGACCAAACATTCATTGATCAACTGCATGCCGGGCTTGTGCAGTTCAACCTCGAATTGAACCGCATGGTTGACGAGGTCGAATACAAAGCCCAATTGCAGGCGCAGCGCCTGTCGCTGACGATTTAGGAGAAAAGCAGTGTCCGCAGTGAATTACATGGCCGAGAACGTCAAAACCCGCTCCCCGATCATCCGTGAGCAAGCCCGCGGCGAGCTGGCGAACGCGGTGGCTGGGTTCAAAGGTGAAGTCGAGGTCATTAAGCCCAAGCACAACGGCGTGGCGCCCCTTCCGGCGCCCATAAAGCCGCGGGTTAAGGCGATCCCGGCGCAGGCGCGCAACCCGAACACCCTGCTAATGGCTGACGTGCTGCGCGTCGTTCAATCGCGCGACAACCTGAGCATATCCCTTGGCATGGCCATCGACTGGCAAACCGCGGTACCGCCCAAGCATACCGGCGAAGTGCGCGACCTCATGCGGTTCTGGCCACTGCTGCAGAAGATCAAAGGTAACTTTCAGAACGGCCGCACTGTCCTGCACTTTGCCGAGAAATACGGCTATTCACCGGCCTATATCCAGGGCCTGTCCGACCGCTTTAACGTCCAGAAAGATGCAGAGGTGGCCCATGTTCTTCCGTAATCTGCTGGTCTACCGTATCACCCAAGCGATGGAGATCGATGCCGCCGCGATCGAGCAGGCGCTGGCCAGCAAGCGAGCCCGGCCTTGCGGACGCCAAGAGCTGGAGACCTATGGTTTCGTCGCCCCGGTGGGCGGGGGTGAGGACGCCCCGCTGCTGCATGTCGTGGGCGGCTTCCTGTACCTGGTGGCCAAAAAAAGCGCGCGCAACCTGCCCGGCGCCGTCGTGCGCGACGCCGTGACCGAAAAGGTCAAAGATATCGAGGAGCGCCAGGCCCGCAAGGTCTACAAAAAGGAGCGCGACCAACTCAAAGACGAGGTCATACAGCAGCTGCTGCCCCATGCATTCGTGCGCCACAGCACCACACGAGCGTTGATCATGCCGGAACAGGGCCTGATCGTGGTCGATAGCGCCTCGCCCAAGGTGGCCGAGGATCTACTGAGCACCCTGCGCGAGTGCATCGGCTCTCTGCCCGTGCGGCCCTTGACAGTGAAGATCGCCCCGACGGCCATGGTCACCGAGTGGGTCAAACAGCAGCGGGCAGGCGAAGGCTTTTTCGTGCTCGACGAGTGCGAGATGCGTGATACGACTGAAGACGGCGGCATTGTGCGCTGCAAACGTCAAGATTTGACTAGCGACGAGATTCAGCTGCACCTTTCAGCTGGCAAGCTGGTTACCCAGCTCGCGTTGGCTTGGCAGGACAAGTTGTCGTTTATGCTCGACGACAAGCTGGTGATCAAGCGCCTGAAGTTCGAGCAGATCCTGCACGACAAAGCCGACGACGACGGCGGGAATGATGATGCGGGCCAAAAGGACGCCACATTGTTGATCATGGGTGCTACGTTCGCCGAATTCATACCCGAGCTGGCCGAGAAACTCGGCGGCGAAGAAATGCCCAGCAGTATCTAACCGCAATTAAAGCCAATCAGTTATATCGCGGGCACCGCCGTGCCCGCCTTTTACCCAGTAAGGATTTACCATGCCCCGTTACAGCGTATTGCTCGAAGCAACCGGCTCCGAACTTCCGATGCTAGATAAGCGCCAAGCCGAGAACTATGTAATTTTCCTGCAGCAGACTAACCCCGCAGGCCATCACGGCGAAGTAATCGAATCGCAACTGCCTGAGCTAGAATTCGCAAACCGCCTGGTGCAGACGATTTCGGCGATGCTGGGCAAAGAACACCACGACCACGAGAAACACCTGGTGGATCTGCGACGGGCAAACTTGCTGTTGGACCGTGCAACCGAGTTGCTTGGCGTCATCACCTCGAAAGGCAAAGCGACTCTAAAGTGGCGTGAGCGAGTGCGTGAGTTTTTGACCATTCGTAACGCTTACCGTAAAACCGCCGACGCGCCGTCGTTACCCGTGGCACCAGCACCAGAAGACGCGCCACAATGATTGCGGCCATAATTGCGGTAGTCCTATTTGCAGCCCTGCTCGGCTGCGCGTTTCACCAATCGCTGCGCGTTGGGGAACTTAACCGGCAAGTTTCTATACTTTGTGCGGCACTGTCTATTGTTCCATTGGTAGTCGGCGCCCTGCTCTACCCGTCCTGCAATGTCTGGCAGGCTGAGCGCGCCGCACAGGCACAGATCGAACTTTCGCAGGGCGAGGCCGAGTCTGTTGCACTAGTGTCCGGCAAGTTTGCTGACATGACCCAGTACCTGGAATACGTGAAGGCGCGGAATAAATAGCATGTCCACTATCGAGAACACTGAAGCGAAACTTGATAAGATTCTGCTCGCTGTTACCAACACCGTGCCATTCTGCGAGCGCTGGGTGGATTGCGATGGGATCGGCTTGATACTTGGGTTCTCAAAGTCCTATGTCCAGGCGAAGCTGGTCACCCTGCCGGACTTCCCCAAACCGTTGCGGATCGGGGGCAATGGGCACCCGCGCTGGTCTGCCCAGGAGGTCGCAACCTGGGCGCGCCAGCGCCGGGATGACGCGCCGGGCTAACCCAGGCGCGAGGCAATATTTGTAGCAGATTCACGGTAGTAGATCATCAGGGACTTCGTGTCCCGGTGACCTACCATCTTTGCCAAGTCCAAAATATCCAGTTTGCGTGCTAGGCGCGTTAGAGCGGTAGCGCGCAGATCATGGAACGTCAAATTGAACAGCTGCAGTTTCGCTTTGGCGCGTCTAAAGTAGGTGTCGGCTGTTTCCTGGCTTACGGTGAATATACTATCACCGGGCCTGTCCATCATTATCTGTAATAATGCCGCCGCCTTACTCGTTAGAGGTACGTCACGGGCGTCAGTATTCTTAGACGTTTCAAGCTTGATGTAGTTAGCGCTAATATACACCCGATCTTTTGTAAGCGAGAATAGTTCGTTAGCGCGCATCGCCGTTTCCACAGCGATCAACATCGCGACGGCTACTTCCTGTTTTAGAGTTTCAGGAGTTCCGCCAAAGTAACCCAGGTGATGCGCGATGAGTTCGATTTCTTCATCGTTGTATATCTTGGTTCGCGGTTGGCCGCCTGGGGGCTTGGTCACGTCATCGATAGGGTTCTGCTTGATCCAGCGCCATTCTTTGCGGGAGATTTCAAACACCGCCCGCAGTAGCGTCATATCTCGCCGCACGCTCGCGCCTTTTACTTGCTTTAAACGAACATCGCGCCACTTGCCCACTTCATCAGGTTGAATATGTGCGAGTAACTTATCAATGAACGGTAGTTCACGCTTAAATCGATTCAAACGTATCAGTTCCCGATGGCCGCCCTTGCGTCCCGCAGCTATTTCGATTTCGAAACGCTCAATGGCATCTCGCAGGGTTTTACCGTCCGCGCTTGATACTTCCCCGCCTGTTTCTATTTCAGCCTCGCGCATATGCGCCCAATATACAGCCTCCGCTTTGGTCGCAAAGGTCTCACTGACACGTACTCCCCGCTTTGCCACTTGTGCACGCCACTTACCGCCGCGCTTTATTATGGATGCCATTGCGTTTAAACCGTCCTTGGGTGACGTGTGGCCCTTGCTGGGGCATACACGATTGTTGTCATGGGTCGATTCCTAGATTTGCGGTTTCAAGCGTATCCTTCGCTGTGGATTGGTACGTTTCGTCAATTTAAGCATATTTATTGGCCGTCGTGTCTGGTGCCTAATGTAGGCACCAGACATCCAGTAAAGCCGCGGCCTGCAGCAGTGCCCGGTGTAAATATGGTGTAACGCTTTCTTGGTCGGCGTGATAATAGCCTGACCCCGTTCGAAAACCAGTGTCTGTCCTGCATTTCTTCATCTTTATGATGCCAAATCAATGGCTTAGATCATTCGATAGATCTCATCTATGTGCGTACCCGCAGACTGGCCGGGCACAAAAAAACCGGCGCATGGCCGGTTTTCCTATGCAAATCAGCTGATTAGGCGCTGGCAGTTTCGTCAGTTACTGCAACCGTGGCGGCTTCAGCTACAGCGTCCGTTGCGTCACCGGCAGCGACTTCCACCACTGCGTCAACCGCTGCGGCGCTGTCATCTGCGACGGCCGTGGCGTTCGTTACGGAATCCGTCTCTACGCTCAAAGTAGCGGCGTCAGCAGGGGTATCACCCTCAGAATTCACGACAGACGCTGCCTCGGACGAAACTGCCGTTACAGTCGTATCGGATACGACAGCGGCGGTTTGGGTCACAGCGTCTGTTGCGCTGGCCACCACCGTGTCGGTGGTGGTCTCAACCGCCGATACGATTTCGAGCAGGGTGCCAACGTTAGCGACGACTGCGCCGATTTTGGTCTTCAGCGCTGCAGCTGCGTCAGCCAGAGACGTTTCGTCAGTCACGCCCAGGACTGCACGCAACTGAGTCACGCCGGTGCTGATCACTTCCAGCAGGGTGTTGAATTCTTGAACGTCTTCGATGGCTTTGGCCAGGTTCAGGGACATACGATCGCTTCCTTTATATAGAGGTTGGCCAGGCCGTATCGAGCGCGAGCTTTTGCGCCGTGGCCGAGGGTTTGCTTACGTGCGAAACAAGGGCATATGCTCGCACCGCGCCGAACAGCACATGGCAATCTGTTTCCGAACCGTCGCCCTGGGAATAAGTGGCCAGCAAGCCGGCCAGGAAGCACTCGTCGCACTCCTCGCGTGTCATGGTTACCGTGCCCAGGTGCGTCTCGTAGCTCAGCGACTCGCACAACGCGTCGTGTGTCGCGGCCGCCTGGCCGTACCAGCTCCAGGGTTCATAAACGTTGCGGAACACTTTGGGGATGCTCGCACCGTCGGTAAGGAACCCGTTTTTTATGTCTTTCCAGGCCGACTGGTCAGCCTTCAGATAGGCCCTGTAGCCGCCATCGACCACACGCCACAGGCCGTAACCCATGACCTTGGTGGCCGAGCCGTCGTACTGGATGCGCAGCGGTGCGGTGAACGAAACCTGCCAATCACTCATGCCCAAAACTCCCGTTCACGGGTGATCGGGGAGGGCGTTTGCAGGGGGCAGCTGGCAATGCAGATGATTGCCATGATCGAGATAGCGAGCTTGATCAAAACTTGGCCCCCAGGTTGACGGTGAAGTCGTTCTGAGTGACGTCGCCCGCGGTGCTGCGCAGCGCGTAATGCGTGTACTTGATCGACGCATTTATGCTCTGCGTGAGCGCGTAGGTCAGCGACGTGCTGCCATCGAACTCATAGCGCGTGTAAGCCTGGATCGGCACGCCCATCTCCATCGACGTGGCAAATGTCAGCTTTTCGGCCAGCTTGCGCTGGTAGTCCACGGTACCGCTGGGCGTGTAAAACTGCTCTTCCTTGGTTGTGTACGTGTAGTCATTGGCGTTCACCAGCACGCCCAGGGCGAACAGCCCGGTGTCGTCGTTATAGAAGCGCCAGCCGCCCCCGGACCCGATCACGCGTTTCTGGTATAGATCCTCGACAGTGTCGATCTTGTAGAGCGCACGGCTATCGATATACAGGTGATCGCCATAGAAGCGGCGCAAGTTGTATTCGGCCTGGTAGTTGTTGGCCTTCACATCACCGTCGCTAGACGCGTGCTGCCCGGTGAGTGTCACGGTGTTTGTCCAGGTGTCGCCGGTGGCCACCAGCTTGACGTCCAGGTTCTGCTTTGCGTTGTTCTTGCTACCGCTCATAACGTCCACAGATCCCGACGCGCTGCCGGAATAGGTGGTATCCGCCTGGGCCGAGATACAGCACAGCGACAGCAGCATAAAGACTAGGTACTTCATTGATCCGCCTTTGGTTTTTCGGTTGTTGTGGTGCTGGTGCCCGGCTTGCGCTCGATCGCCTTGCCGCCCAGGTAGCCGCCCGTCACTGCCGAAACCGCGGTGAGCACCATGGTCTGGATCAGGTCGGAGAGGACGCGGGCCATGTCGAGCAGCCGATCCGGCTGGACGCCGATAGAGATGGTCACCAGTGCGCCGACCAGTGCGGCAGTGACCCCGCCGACCAGCACAGAGACCGTGAGAAAGAAGCTCAGGCGCTTGACCGAAGGCAGGCCGCTGCCGCCATCGGACAGGGCTCGGCCGAGCCAGGCGAGGAGGCTGGTGATCATGCGAGTACCCCCAGCGCTGCGGTGTAGAACGCGCGCCGCTCTGCCAGGCCATTGGTGCCGCCGTTGATCAAGCGGCTGATCTTGTCGATGTTCCCGGCGTCGGCGTAGGGCGAGAGCTTGCGTGACCCCCAATAGATGCAGAACGACTCAACGGCCGGGCCGGGCTCTTCGAGCTGCTCGGGGTGGTTGATCAGATCCAGGCCCATGGCTTTGCCCATGGCGGTGTAGTTGGCCAGGCCGGTGATCATGCCCAGGCCACGCCCCTTGTAGAGTTGGCCATCGCCGTCAGCTTCGGGCGTGTTGCCCAGCTGGGTGGCGAGCGAGCCGGTGTCGTACTTGGCCAGGTAAGCCTGGCTGCCCAGCTCATGCAGGAACTGGAATTGCGTGGTCTCGTGCAGCGCCTGGGCCAGCAAGGCCGCCAGGCGCAAGCGCGTATTCAGCCCATACGTGGCGGCGTGCTCGTTGATCGGATCAACGAACTGGACGCATGCCTTTCGGGCGTAGGGCACGGTGCACAGCGACTGCAACTGCGCCGCCGTGAGAGTGACCGCGCCGCTCATTTGGGCAGGATCTGCAGCGTCATGGATGGAAACGTAATGAACTCATCCCGGCCAATCACGTTCGCCTGGTAGGTGGCCGCGTTTACGTAGGTGTATTTGCCTGGCGGCAGATCCGGAACCACGAAACCGTAATAAAGGGTATTGCAGCCCTTGGCCTTTTCGACCGTCATGCCATTGAGCGGGAACAGCACGCCTTCCGCGTTGCGCAGCGCCGGGCTGAAGCGAATCCCAATCTCGCGCTTGAGGCACACTTCGCGGCGCACCACAGCAACCTCCCCGACATGGAACGAATCGGCCTTTGAACCCTGCAGGTCTTGCATGGCGATGCTGCGAAATTCGAACACGGGCTCAGTGCGCACGCTCCAATACCAGACGAGCCAAGCCGAAGCCCACAGCGCGACGACAGTGAGGATTGCGATCGCGATATCACGGCGCACGTAAATGGGTTTGCGAGTCGGTTGGCTCATTTGATATGCCCTCCAATAAGGGCGGTGCAGAAGGCCGAGAGGATCAGTCCGACGGCGCCGTAAACCACAATGCGGATCGGCCACAGGTCTGCCTTGGTGGCGTACTGCGTGGCGTCCTGCTTGAGCTTTTCGACGTCTTGCTGCAGCAGCGCGAAAGCCTTATCGAGGTCGCGAAATTCTTTTTCGTTTACAGGCATATACGTGACATCTCGCGCGAAAGGCTGCCGACTGGCGGGCAGGGGGCTGGGTTGTTTTGGGGTGCTTTCGAGAGTGATTTTGGGGGCGCCGAAACAGGGTTCGGCGCGGGTGTTTCCGATGGTCAGAACCGACGTCGGCCGGTGACCTTGATCAGCACCGCCAGGTGCTCGATGATCGCGTGCTGCAGCTTGAATTCGTTCTCGCGACCCTTCTTGAAATCCTCGTAGGCCTTCGAGCCGAAGTGCGCCAGGGCGTCACTCGGGGTCACTTGGCCCGCCACGTTCCATTGTTGGTTGTCGTGTTTGATCAGGTCCGTCTTCAGGTTCTGGTGCGACGCCAAGAATTCGGAGCGTGGTATCAGTGATGATGGAACCACTGAGAAAGCGCGCGGCAGACTGCCCCGGCACCTCCGGGGCCGGATCGAACGCAATGCCGTTGTCATGGAAGCTCAGACGTAGCAGGTGGTCCTGCTGCTTGACCCCCTGCCAGAACATCATGAACAGCGGGCCGAAGGCGCTATCACCGATCCGCGCAAACTGTTGCGCCCGGCGCAGGACGTACTCCTCGTACTTGGCCTCGGGCCAGGTCGTGGTGTCTTCATCCTTGTCGCGCACGAGCATGCAAGCCATAGCTCCCAGGAACCACCCCATGCGCCCTTGGTGCAGCTGGCCACCGTCGATTAGGCGCTCGATACATTCGGAGCCGCGGCCGAGCAGGGGCTGCAGAAACCAGTGATCCCCCTCGTAAACGCCCAGGTCCAGCACGGTATGGTGATCCACGCCTTCGAGCAGGTAGTCGGTGAAGCTGTTCTCGGTACCGACGCGGAAATTCGGGTTGCCCGGCTCGGCCGTGTGCATCAGGTAGTGCGCGATCACCATGGCGCGCTCCTGGACCGTCCACAGCTGGGGATCGGTAACCTGGCCATCCTTGAGGTCGTCGAGTGGCTCGACGATGCGCCGCAGCGCCTCGGTGCAACAATGCTCCTCCAAGTGCGCCGGTAGGCTGCACATATAGATAGCGTCGTCGATGGTCAATTCGCGGAGCTGCACCGTTAGCCGGTGCGTGTTAAGGCGAGAGAAAGCGATCATGCAGGCATGCCCTATTGTTTCAGTGCAGCCATGCTAGGGATGCCCCGGCCCGGTAAATCCGGGGGTTTCCCAAGGTCAAACGATGTTGGTGCATGGGTCAAACTGGCGGAATGAAAGCTCGATTTCCTGCAGGCCGTCCTGATCACGGGCATTGGTGTACTCGGCACTGATCAGCTGGACGATCGCGTTATCAATGTGTGCGCCCCCTGAGTTTTCTGCGTCGGTACCGATAAAGCCATGGGTCAGCGTCAGGCGTAGCAGGTAGCTCAGGGGCAGCCCGTAGGTGCCGTCACCGGGTGCCATCTTCAGCTTGAGGTTGGCCGCCCAGCCCTTGATCGATCCGCCCAGGTCGTCGAACGTGGTTACGTGGTACTCCTTGGGCGCCATATTCCCGGGCTTGGCAAACGATGTCGCACCGACCTCGACCGACTCGGCGCCAAAGCTCAATGCCGTGGTCTGCACCCCCTTGGCGAACAGATTCACCGTAGGGGCGATCCCGGTTTTGACGTTGGTGATGTTCAGGTGCCACAGGTTGGACTTTGCGAAGCTCAGGCCGTATTGCGACTGCCAAAGCTGCTTGGCCTTCGCCAGCGACACGCCGCCCATTAGGGCCTTGTCACCTGCCGTTACCTGCGAAGCGAACACCGTGCTGAAGGCGTCGCCGACGATCGCGGTCACCATAGAGGTGCCCGAAATCGACGATACCGAACTCTTTGCGGCCTGGACTAAGGTGCTGTCTAGCAGGCTCATATCGTGTAGACCTCCTCAAACCACGCCTTGCCCTCGACATTTTCTTCCGCCAGGGTGATATCGGACTGGATCTCGCTGGGCTCGCGTCCCCAGGCCTCGTGCCCGTTCGCGCGCGATACCTGGATAGCCTGGGCGTTCTCCCATTCGCAATACAGCCGAAACAACGGCTCGATGATCGAGTGCTCGCTGGGGGTTAAATCGAAGTCCTGGTCGTCCGTGACCGTGTTGTCAGCGCTGATCGTCGTGTGCACGTCCTTGCCCGCGACCGCATTGGCGCGAAGCCAGTAAGCAGCCGCGGTATCGCCCAGGCGATACTCGCCCCGGGGTGCCGTGAGCGGGTCAACCGGGAGCGCTGCCAAGGCGACGTCGGCCGCCGACGGGGAGTTGGCCAGGGTGGCGAAACCGCAGTAGTACCGAACGGCCTTCTTGAGGTTTCGTGTGACCTGCTCCTCGTCGAGGACGATCCCGAGCGGCAGCGCACCGAAATACGCTGTGACCACTGCTGACAGGAGCATTAGGCCGCCGTCTTGTAGCCAAAGAAGTGATAGAACAGGTCGCCGCTGAAGGTGAGGATCTGCGAGCGGTTTTCCCAGTCACGATCCGGGTTTTCCAGCACAAGGAAGCAGCCGTACAGAGGCGCTGCTCGGGTGTAGCTGTCTTTGGTGCCTTGGTACACGGTGGCGTCGAACGTGCCGCCATTGGCCAGGATTTCCACCAGCATGTCGCCCGCGGTGTTGTTGACGGTCTCGAAAATCGATACCGGCGACTGCGCCCAGGTCTTGCCCTGTTGCGGCTGCAGCATCATGGTGCCCAGCAACCCCGGGATCTCGATCTCGCCTGCAGGCGTGATCAGAGGCCAGGGGAATTGTTTGATCAGCAGGCTCTGATCTTCATAGCCTTTGATCACGAACTGGGCGTCGGAGCTGACGGCCTTATCACCCAGCGCTCGCGTGGTGTTGAAGGTCGTCTGTAGAACTTTTGCAGAAGAGACAGTCATCTCAGGCCTCAAATGAACATTTTGGGTACGTCGTTGCGGTCAAGGGCCGTGAGCGTGGACAGGGTCAACTGCACCGCGCGATAGATCCACTTGCCAGATGAATCGATAGGCCCATCCAGAGGGTGGGAAATCGACTCGATCACCAAGGGGTAGTAGTTGTTGATGCCATACTTCAGGCCCACCATCAGGGGGGCGGTACTGGGGAACATGGCTTTAACCATGTTGGCGGCGCTCGATCCCGAGGAGGCAATCACCTCGGTCAAAATGCCGTCTTTAGCCAGGTTCTGCGGTAGGAGCCAACTTAACAGGCGGCGATACGGCACCATGATCTCGGTTTCCGGATCGAGCATTGCGCGGAAATGGAGCGTGATCGGGATCTTGATCGGAGGCATGCCCGAGAACACTTGACGGCTGTTGAGCTTGGTAATGCCCGTCCGGCCTTCCAGATCCTTGGCCACGTTTTTCGCGGTCTCGGCAGCGCTGGCGCTCGTGCTGTTGCTGGCCAGCGAAGGGAAGGCAGCCTGCAGGGCGTTCACCACAGTCGCGGCCTGGCCGGACTGCAGCAACGCCATAAGAGCGGGTGCCTTCGATTCAGGGCCAGCGTTTTCAAACGGCGATTGCCAGTTGAGCGACGCTTCGAACGTGGCGTCAGTGATCGGCCCCATGACAAAGTTCGGCTCAGAATCAAGCTGCTTGCCATCGGCATCACAGGCGTAGAGCTGGGCGATCAGGTAGGTGGACATCTTCCCCCAGGAGGATGCCGCCGAACTGGCCGCCAGCACGCCGCCCAGCAAACCCACAGCAGTACCGGCCAACGTCCCGGAGTCTGCTACAGACCCCAGCGCGGTGCTGATAATGCTGGTTGAGCCGCTCGACTGAATCTCGGCCGCAACGATGTCGCTGCCACCAGTGATGGACGACGAGACTGAGTCGAACAGGCTCATGGCTTAGGCGATCCGACGCGCGATTTTCATCGACTTGAGACGGCGCTTTGTGGCGCCAGCCGAGTGCGACCGCAGCATGGCTTTTTTCAACGACACTTTCTGCGCAGCGGACAGGCGAACCTTGCCTGAGATGCGCTTATTAATGTGCGTGATCTTGCCGCCACGAACAGCCTTGATGCGCTTATAGGTCGCGTCCAGCGCTTCCACGCTGCCGTCACCGAAAGCGAAGTCGTCGATGCTCTGCGCTGCAGCTTCGTCGCCGTCCGGCAGGCCGCCCGCGACCAGCTCCATGACGCGATCGGCCGCCTCGCCGTCTTCGCTCTCAAACATTGCCGACAGGTCGTCATCCGAGGCGCCCAGACTGGACAAGTAGTCCCAGGCCTGGTCGCACAGAATGGCCACGGTCTCGGCTTCGTCATCGGTGATTTCGCCGTCCATGTTCTCGTCGGCCACGCCGCAGAACATGCCCAGCAGACGGTTGAGATTGGTCTCGCCTACTTCCAGGTCGTCGGTTTCGGCCCATTGCTGGACGATCGCGGCGGCGCGCAGGGCAAGGTCAGTGACCGCGAAGTCAGCCGCAGGGCCGCCCTCGTCGTCATTGACGCCGTCCAGCACGTCTTTTACTGGGGCGTTTAGTTTAGGGTCGGCCGATGCCTGGGAAGGCGGCTTGACCTTCGGAGCCGCCGCCGAAGCGGCGGCCCCCGAACCCACAAGGTTACGAATAAAGTCGCTCATTTAGGGTTTTCCTTACGTCGTGCGGACGATGCTCTGCGTGGAGAAAACCGCTCGCGTCGTGCCGTCGTATGCAACCGAATAGGTATTCGTGAAGGCGTCGATGCGGTTGGTATTCCGGGTGCAGGTGAAGATGTACGAGCGGCCGCCCAGCTCTTGGGTGGCGTTGGTCCAGCCCGCGGTTTCCGCTGCGGTGAGCAGCGTGTCGGCGTAATCGACCATCTTCTCGATCGCCTTGGCGATCGGCATCTGGATGACTTCGTTACCGAACGCGGCAAGCTGGTCATCGATCCAGGTGGCCATGTCTACGACGGCTTCGAGCTTGGTGAGCCCAGTCGTCTTTTTCATGGTCAGCGAGTCGGTGAACACGTAGCTGGAACCGGCCGAATACTTCTTGAGCACCACCGGGTTGATCTTCGCGTCGGCCAGCTTCGAAAGTTCCGAATCGGTCGGCGTGTACTTCTGCACGACGCCAGTACGCGAAATCGGGTAGTTCACGCCTGCGATCGGGTAGTTTTTGGCTGCCAGACCGTTGGCGTCCTGGTTCGCGTTCCGCGCACAGGCATAGCCGACCTTGATACCGGACGTGCCCAAGTACGCTTTGCCACCGTTGACTGGGTCGGTCGCGATCAGCGGCGCCCACTGCAACATGCCGTAAATCGTGTCCTGGTTCAGCGAGCTGGCCCAGGTGATGGCCTCGGTCGGCGTGTAGCGGCCGGGAACGTCCACGCGGAACTGGCGGTTGGTGGCCAGGCACATGGTCGCCATCTTCGCGATTAGCGTCAGGTTTTCGGAACCGCCCGAGAGCAGGTATTCCCAGTCATATGCGGAGTAGCGCAGCTGGTTGATCGCCGATGTGTAGTCCGACGATAGATACGTGGTGCCGCCTTCGGTGAAATACGACAGATCGGCGGCAACCAACTGCGCCGCACCGTCATCGTCCTCGCCATAGCAATCTGATGTGATCGGGATCGTCAGGGTGCTGCCGACTTCGATCTCGACAGCGTCCGTCAGGCCCGTGACGACATCTGGCAGGTAGTAGCTGTTGCCATAGTCATCGACGGCGGTTTCATCCAGGGAACCGGTGAACGTGTACAGCTCCTCGCCGGTGGATACGTCGAGCAGGCGCACGCGAATGATCTGGGTTGCAACCGAGTTGCCATCGTCGTCCGTGACTTCCGGCGCCCAAATTTCGGCCGTGACGCCGTCGTTGAAGCATTCCAGGTGAGTGATCGCTAGCAGGTAACCGCTTGGCAGCGTGTCCGGTACCGACCACGTCACCGCGCCGGTGGTGCTGTCGAGTACGGCAACCATCTGCAGGTTCACAGCCGACGCCACTGGCACCATACGCGCGACAGTGCCCGAGGCAGCACCATACGAAAACGCTTCGTAGGCCTGCACATAGGCTTCATTCAAGCGGCTGATCGAGGTCGAGGCCGTTGCGCCCAGCTTGGTCGCCAGGTTGTCGCTGGTGACTTGGAACGCCTTGTCGATGCGTCCACGCGTGAAGCGACCGGCCAGCGCGAATACCTGGTCGTTGTTGCTCTCAACGAACCCGCCCGAGTTGTCCTGGATCTGGTTCATCTGGTAGCCGGGCTGCGAACCCAGGCTACGCGTAAAAGTCGTCGTCATTCAGCAGCTCCTGCGGCCGTGTCGGTCGAATCCGTCGCTTCCGTTGCCACCTCGGCCGCGGCTGCGGTGGTCGAGGCGATGGCCGTTTCTTCGCCATACGTGACCGTCGCCAGCAGCTCGTCGCCGCCGACGCTCGCGAAGTGCGTCAGGTCTTGCAGGGCGTTGTAGAGGTCGTCACGGCGACGGAACTGCAGCTCGGCCGACTCGCCCCCATACAGGTGCGCGTGGGTACGAACGGCATTTACCAGCACCGGACGTTTCTTGCGTTTGTTCGTGAACTTCACGCGAAGGGGAAACACGGCATCGGAACCGATCAGCTCCTGGACCTTGGCGGCCAGGTTGTCCGCGTCGGCCTTGCCAATGGTGATCGTCGTCATTGCACTACCTCGACCGTGATCACCTGCCCTGTCATGGCCTGCTTTTCGCTGGCCAGGTGGAGCAGGCTTTTATATTTCGCTTCGGTCATTGCCTCGACCGTCACCGACTCCCCAGGTGCGAGCACCTTGCCGGTCTGCGGCAGGGGCTGTTTTGCGGGGGTGGCGTTGGTGACTTTCACCGTTACGGGAAAGGTTACGGCCGCCTCGTTGGCGTCCTCGTCGGTGGTTTCCGACGCGGTATCCGCGACCGTTTCAGCTGCCGTTTCCGGGGTCTCGGTCACTGCTGCAGCTGCAGCGGTTGCCGTCGCCTTGGAGGTGCGTTTTTTCGTGGCAGTGGTAATCGCCTCGGCCGCAGCTGCATCAGCTGCCGTGGTGTCGGCAGCTTCCGTAGCGGTGTCGGCCGTGGCCGTCATGGTGATTTCGGTGGCGGCAGCCGTGTCCGTCGCGGCCGTGTCGGCTGCGGTGGTGTCGGTCGTCGGGGTTTCGGTGGTTTCTGCAGCGGTGGACGTAGCCGTTTCGGTCGTCACAGCTTCCGAGGCAGTTGCCTCGGTCGCAGTGCTCGCCGTGGTGGCCTCGGTGGTGGCCGTGGCCACCTCCGATACGTCCGCTGCCACGTCAGTGGCTTCGGCCATAGGTCACCCCTTACTCGCTGGCGAACATATTGGTGACCGTGATCAGCGCCGCGCCCAGGGCAGACGGCGTGTGCGGGTTCACCTGCGTGAAGTTGCGGGCGTACAGCGCGTTCTGTTCCTTCAGGTCGCTGTTAAACGCCAGGCGCAGCACCGTGACCGGCACGGCGTCGCCGAATACGATCGGGTTACGAGCAACCTGCGAGGACTTGCCGACCATCAGGATGGTGGCGCTGGTGGACGTCTCCGAAACGACCTTAGGCGAGTAGTAAACCTCGTACAGGTTGAACAGACGGCCCAGGCGATAGATGCTCGGGCGAGGCGCCAGGCCGGACGGCACGAACAGCTCGGTCGGTAGGGATGGCAGCTGTGCAGCGATCGATTTCGGCACGTACAGGTGCGTACCGCCGTGATCCATCGTGTCGTTGGCCATCGTCTGCGAGCAGATACCCAGGATCGTGGCGAAGTCCTGCCAGATTTGGGCACGCGTTTTCTGCGCGATCTGCGTCGAGTAGTCGAAGTCGAACGTTTCCTGGTTGTTCACCGCGACCGACATCGCCTTGCGCAACGCCAGGTAGTGACGTTCGTTCGCCGCCTGGTTCCGCATAGCAATGAGCGACTCGGCGCCCAAGTCCATGCCGATTTCGTTGTTGTACTGCGTCTTGGTGTCGTAGGTCGTTGCGACCAGACCACGCCAGGCGCTTGCATACAGCTTGTACGTCTGCACTTCGGTGATCAGGTTCGGCGTCAGCGACGTGTTGGCTTCCAAGTCGATGAAGCCTTCGGCCTCGACGACGGTGCCGACCGGCAGAGCCGAGCTGAAGGCCAGCGACAGGGCGCCAGTCGAACGGGTGATCGTGCCGGTGATGGTGTATTCCACACCGCTCATCGTGATCGAGCCGGTGATCGGGCTGTTCGTGACGGTCGAGGAGACGTCGATGCTTTCCTTACCGGCGAACAGACCGTTGATGAACACCTGGGTGCGGCCGCGCAGCAGCGGGGCAGCAGTGGTGCCATCGGTGGTGAACGTAGCGGTGGCCGTGGTGCGATCGGCGCCCAGCGTCGTCGTCATGCGGCGCTCAGACGACAGGTACGATTCGCCGGAGTTGGTGCCGTCCAGCAGGTCGCCGCTGGAATAGCCGCCGTAGGTCGAGCCAGCCTGGTGGCTGACGATGCCGAGCAGCGATTCGTTGGAACCGATGTCGGCAGGCAGGTAAACGGCCCACGGACAGGCTTCAGCGATGGCCTGGGTGACGGCCACAACGATGCGGTTAGGCTGCGAAGCGCCTTCGTCGGAGTGCGCGCTGTTGCCCACGCCGTCGAGGATCTCGCGAGGATTCATCGCGGCGGCGATGCCCTGGTGAATAGCGGAATCCATCACGTCGGCGGTCGGCAGGTGGCCGTGCGCAACTTCGAATTCCTTCATACCGGCCATAACGGAGTCGAGCACGGTGGCGTGCAGCTCTTCCGGAACGGAGCCGAACAGTTTTTCGAGGCGGGCTGGCAGTTTGACGGATTCGTCGCTGCCGCTGGCGTTGGCGCTATCCAGGATGTCGCGGTTATGCGCCTGGCTCTTTACAGAGTCGAGGACGCCCGTGACGCCGCGGTTTGCTTCGTAGTGGCCGTGATAGAAGTCTTCGACCTTATTCAGCCCGCTACCGGGGGTGTAAATTGCTTTCGACATCGATAGTCTCTTTCTGAGGAAAGCCCACAGCGGGCTTGTATCGATGCCCATCCTAAGTTCCAGAAAACCCTCGAAAATCCAGGCTTTCCCAAGCCCAGCGCGCACAAAAAAGCCGACACGGAGTCGGCTTCAAAATGAGGAGTAACTGGCAAGGTCAGGCGGGTGTTTCGGCCTCGGCCAGCAAGGCTTTCACTGCGATATCCAGGGCCGGATCTTCACTGCCCACCCACGAGCTTTCCTGCACCAGCCCAATGATGTCCTGAGTGAGGGCCTCCCGATCGGCGTCGTTGAGTGGCGACTGCAGACGCTTCACCAGCTTTTCTAGGGCGGCGCAAGGATCGGCAACGCCATCGAGCACCTCGACCTGGGGCTCGATCTCGGCGACGGGGCCGAAAATCTGATCGAGCAGCTCTTTGTTCGCCGATGCCTTCTCGAACACTTGGCCATCGCGCAGCGCGCCGAAAAGCTCTTCGAATGCGGCATTAATACGCTCGCGCTCCTCGCCCTCGGGAAAGGGTTTCTCGCCGTCGTAGTGTTGGTTATTGGCATGCGCCGACAGGTAATCGTTCTGGCGGCCGTGGCTGGCCATCTTGTCCTCGATATAGGACTGAAATGCCCGAGCCGCCAGCTCGACGTCCTGCGACCAGTACTTGCCGTCGCCGCCACCGTCCAGATCGATCGCGTCGCTGAAAAACTTCGAGGTGGCTTTTCCCGTCGGCACGTTCAGATACTGCTCGCCCACGGGTGTATAGAAGGCCGCGGCGATCTGGCGCCAGTCCTTGCGGTTTTTCAGGCTTCGCTTATCCGTGCGCCCGGCGAAAATCCGGTCCACGGCCATGATGGCGTCAACTGCATTACCCGCCGACTGGATGGCGCGACCTGGGCCACCCGCATACATGGCGTTGACGTTGCTGGCTGCGCGTTGGCGGTCGCGATCGGTGATCGTGAACACTTCCGTAGAACGAACGTCGCCATCGAGCAGTGCGCGGCGCAGCTTCATGAACGCATCTTGAATCGGCCCGGCCGGGATCATGCCGGGCATGCTGGTGCCGAATGTTTCTTTTGAGCCTGCAGTGCCATTTAGGATCGAAGGCAGGATGTTGTCGAAGGCATGGAACAGCTCGTGCCCAAGCGCACCGCCACCGCCCATTTTGGTCAGGTTCACCACACGGTGCACCGGCTCGTAATGCGCCCGCGCCGCGTTCTTTCCGCCCGTGCCACGCGCACCGAACGCCATGCCCAGGCGACCGCCCAAGCCCAAGTGCACCATATCGATCCCGAGCATATCGGATAGGTCGCTGAAAGCCGCGGCAGTCTGCTCGACGTGGAACCGGGCGCTATTCGGGTCTTTGAGAACCCAGTTGCCAGACTGCACTTCGCGCAGTCCAAACATGCTCTTTAGCGCTGCGGTAGATTCGGCGCTGACGTCCTTGCCACCGACGCGATCGTACTTATCCGCCACTTTCAGCTGAAAGGTGACCTCTTTTTTCGTGGCCGTGCGCACGCTGGTGGCGCGGTCTTTGTTCGACCACGCCCAATCGCTGATCTTGCCGTTCTCGGCATTGGTGACGTGACCGCGGAATGCCGCCGAGCCCGACTGATAGCGGTATTTCACTACGCCCTTAAACTTGTCGCCCAGGGAGAACCAGCCGCGCACCAGCGGAGAGTCCTGATTGCGGGCCTCGGCTGCCTTCTTGATCGCCGTCATCTGCGTGTAGATGCCGGACATATGCTCGTCCAGCTCGTCCACTCGGGCGTTGATACGGGTACGCTCCTCGACCCATTGCTCGCTGATCTTCGCCCGGTTTTCCTTGGCAGCGACGAGGGCGGCGGTGTCTTCCTCGCTCACAGCCCAGCCGCGGCGCTCACGGTTTCGCACCTTGCGCTCGACATCCATGATATTGACGTCGGCCATCTGCATGGCGCGGTACAAGTCGTCGGTTGCGCCGTTGAGGGTCTCTTTCTCCTGCTTGTACCCCTGCAGTTGCTCGCGCAGCGCCAGATATTGTCCGGTCTCGCCTTCGCTCAGATTGGAACCGGTCATTTCGTCCAGGATCTCCTTGAGCGCGGCACGCACTTCGGTGACCGTCTGCAGACCTTCCATGCGGCTGCGCACAGTGCCGAGCGCCAGCGCATAATCCTGGCGCGTCTGCGGGTCGTCGGCTGGCACGGGCGCGATCGAGGCGTACACGCGATCGATCAGAAAGCCAGCTGCAGGCGTCATACCGCCAGCGGCCAGGGCCTCCCAATCCACCTGCCCGAACAGGTTCGATTTGATGATCAGCTCAGCGGCCTGGCGCGGGTTGCGCTCGATGGCTTTCCAGTCGATCGAGGTGCTCTGCACCAGTTGCCCCGACTCCTTGGCCAGGCGAATGGCATCGGCGGCTTTCTCTTTGCGGCTGTCGGCGATATAGCCAGTGTCCGCATAGCGATAGTTGGGGGCGTTGGGATCGTCGCTCAGGCCGTCGTCTTCTGGCTCTTCGGGCTTCACGTCGGCGGCGACGCCCAGGCGCGAAAGCAGGCTCAGCACCGTGCTGGTCGTGCGCAAGCGCTCAGGAATAGACAGATCCTGCGAGAGCAGGCCAACGGTTTGGATCAGCTCGCGACTGAGCTTGCCCCGCTCAATGGGGGATAGGGTACTGGGCATCGTGCACACCGATAGGTTGATGCCCAATGGTGCCTTGCCCGCAGCGCCAGCCGCGGGCGGCATTCCGATCCGCCTTAGCGAATCGACTCCCAGGCGACTCGTGCCAGGTGCTGCTTGTATGCCTGGGCGGCCTGGTCAAACAGCAGCTCGACCTGGACGTTGCCCTGGTAATCCTGGTGCACCTGCGCCAACTGCCTGGCCACGCTGACGCTGTCGCCTGGCAGATCGTGATCAATGACGCGCTGCAGGAATTTGAGGGTGCTGGCCAGCTCAGCGCCACCCGACAACGGCGGTGCTGGTCGCTGCAGGAGCTGCGCGCCGATCTCCTGGGGGTCTGGAAGCACGCTAATGCCGAACTCGACCGACTGGCAGAACCCCAGCAGGTCGTCAGGCTCAATGCTCGCCGCGCTCAGTCGCTGACCATTGCGGCCCGTGACCATGCGCACCTGCAGGAAGCGCTGGAAGTGCTCTACCGCGGCCGGACTGCCCACCAGCTCCACCGGGACCAGCTCATCATCGTCCCACAGCGCTTCGAATGCGCCCTCGGGAGTCACCACCAAATAACGCGTAGCGATCACTGCTTGCCCTCCTGAATCGACTGAGCCGATCGGATGATGGACTTACGGGCGTCGAAGCCCTTGCCCTGGTAAAAGAAGGTGTACCATGCCGACGACACGCCGATGCCGTTGGTGTCTGCGTAGGTGATCAGCGCCCGGGCCAGGTCGAGGCCTGCGTGCACCGATGCGCACTCGGGCAACGGCAGGTTGAGCCGCGACGCGATAACGAGCCCCTTGGCGTTGCGCTTGGTCAGCTGGTTGCGGCATACGCCCTGAAGCACGCGGTAACCCTCGTAACCGCCCACATAGGTCGGCTCGCTGCCCTTGGCGAATTCGTAGGTGCGGATCAGCCCGGCGATGTCGGGGTGCTCTTCCTGGAACACCTGCCACCAGTCATCTGCCTGCAAAGGTGCCCGGGCTGCCAATTCCGCCACGGCCGTGGCATAGGCCTCCTCCATTTCCTGGCGCTTGGCCTGAATCGCGTCCGTCGCACCCTTGTGCATGTCCAGCTTCGCGCGCATGGCGGGCGTCACGGGGCTGGCCAGGTAGCCGCTGATCAGCGCCAGCATTTCCGGATCTTTGGCCGCGAACATGGCCGCATCGCGGGGGTTGGCCAGGTACTGGACCCCCATCGAAAAAACCTCGGTCCAGCCGTCGCGGTAGACCTTGCCGATATAGGCATCCATGAAACTGTCTTTGTACGCGACCTCTTCCGGGCCGTAGTTGTTGCCGCTCAGCTCGGCTAGGGGGTGGACGTCAGCGCTTTCGCGGCGCTTGATCAGGAACCCATTGGCCGCAGCGCAGGCGATCGGGTCGTTCTCCAGGTGGTGCGCCAGCTCGTGGAACAGCACCGTCTTGTTGAAGTTATTGCCCAGGTTGATGACTTTCTCGCCGGTGCGGGTCTCGATACCCGTGGCGTTGGCCCGGGCGCCACCGGCCGCGATCCGGATCGCCGACGACTTGCCACCGGTTAGACGGTAGAACTCGGCCAGGTCGCGCAGTACGTCGGCTTTCTTGTAGCCCATTCGAGTCAGACGCTGCTGCGCTTTATCGTCGATCACCTGGCGCGATGCCCAGCTCGATGCCTCCTCAACGCTTACCGTCGAGCTGGCCATCAAAGCATCGATCACGATCTGGCCCTGGGTGTCGAACGCCTGGTCGGCCTGCTCGATCGCCTCGTTGCGCACTGCTTTGAACCGGCGCCAGGCGGCCATAGCCTTGGCATAGACCTCCTCGTGAGCGGCGACGTAGTCTGCATAGACCTTGTCGTACCGTGCTTGCGCCACCACATGCTGGCCGGGATTGGCGTCGGACCACGCCTGGATCTCGCGCTGGGCTGCAGTGACTTCATTGGTCAGCTCATTGATACGCACCTGGTGCTCGGCGTATTCGGCATCGTCCTCAACCCGCTGGCGTAGCAGATTCTCGACCGCGGTGGCATGCCCCAGCACGGCGGCGCGATCTACCGGTACCGACACGGCGCGGCTCGAAACGTCGGCGGTCACCGACATATACAGATCGAGCACCGATTGCTCGCCCGGGGTACGCAAGGCCTGCGCCTTAGTCACCAGATCGCGATCGCCCAGGGTGGCTGCCAGGTCGATGACCGACGCGGCCTCAAATACACGCACGTTCTGCGGGAGCTGGTTAATCGGCCCGTCAAGGTAGTCGCGCAGCGCCTGGGCGGATTTTTCGGGATCGTCAAGGGAGAATGACAATGTTTCCTGCGACGCGGCCAGGTCGATGCCCAGGCGCGCCAGCAGAGCGAGCACCTGGCGGCTCGACCGGATACGATCCATCGGCGCCATGGCGGCCGATAGATCATTCACGCCCTGGGCGAGCTGGCCGGTGAGCTGGATACGCTCCAGCGTCGAAACTGAGTCGAGAGCGGCGACCAGCATCAGCCCAGCGCCTTACGGGCCAGTGCCACGGCGTGGTTGCTGTACGCCATCGCGGCAGGCTCCAGGAGGGCAGCTACTTCCGCGTCCTGCCCGTAGTCGTTGTAAATGGTCTCCAGGCGATCGGCCAGGCCATCGTCCCCCAGGTCAGCCTGGCCATCGATCACCGACTGCAGGTAGGCCTTTGCCTCGGCCAGGCCCGCGCCCTGGGCAGGCTCGGTTTCGGGTGGGCGCACCGCGGCCAGCACCTTGTCGGCGGCGGCTTGCGCTTCTAGGGCTTGGCCCCAGGACTGCTGCATATAGAACGCCTGGCCCTCGACTACGCCTGCAGCGTCGCCATAACCGATGTCCATGGTGTCGGCCACGATCTGGATCACGGCTGATTCCCACTCGCTGTACGTCGCCTTTACGGGCTCGTCTGGCTTGACGAGGTACAAATTGACACGCGAATCGCCTTCTTGGACGCCACGGATCGCACGAGTGGCGTTATCCCAATACGCCAGCTGGCCGTCGTTGAGGCGGTACAGGTTGCGCAGCCCTTCCAGGCTGCCCACGCCCTCGTTGCCGTCCGTGTCGAGCTGATCGGCCGGGATGTTGGCCGCCATCCATGCGTTACGCTCGCCGATCACGGTGCTGTCGCTGACGACTTCGCTGAATTGCTTGATCAAGGGGTCACCGGCAGGCTCTGCGGCGGGTTCAGGCGTCTGCTCGGGCTCAGCGGGCAGATCCGCGACTGCCTGGGCGACCATGGCCATGATTGCCACGCGGCTACTGGCCTCGCCGACAGCATCCGTACCGCCCGAACCACGCAGCAACTTGACCATGCCCTGCTCGTCGATCATGGCGCGGCCAACAATACGACCATCTTTCGCGATCTGGCCGGTGATGCCGTAGGTGGTCGAGTCGAACAGCGAACCGCTTACCGAGGCGCTGAAATCGCCCCAGGAGACGACCGCACCGACGCTTTCGGCGCCGTCTGCTACTGCCTTGGCGGCATAGGCGAATGCCAGTGTCTTGCCTTCGAATTGGTGCCCTTCGCGAGTGATCATGTCGTCTTCCGCATCTTCGAAGCCGTAGTCATCCAGGTCCATTGCCTGGGCGACCTGCTCGGGGGTTTTGCTCTTATCGTCGTAGCCGGTGACGTCGCCCTGGAATTCGACCACGCCCGGGTAATTCGAGTCCTCGCCCACGAACACGTCAGCACCGCGGGGGCTCTTCAGGGCGGTGCCGTATTCGGCCTGGTAACCGGCATCGACCTTTTTCCAGCCCAGGGCCACCAGCGCGTCGGCGATTGCATTGGCACGAGCACGGGCCGGGCTGATTTCGGTGTCAGGCTCAACCGTTCGTACCGCGGCCGGGATCATGGCGTTAATGGCGTTGGCCAGCCCTTCGGGCGTCATGTCCAGCATGTCCTTGATCTTGCCCAGCGGGCCGCGATCTTCGCCGTTGACGTCCTGGAATGGCGCGTAGGACACGCCGACGATGTTTTGGCCAGCACCGACGCGGCTCGCAAACATGCCCGCCTGATAGCTCGTCTCGCCGACCATCTTGTACATGGGTTTGCCCATGCCGTCGGATTCCCAGCCGTGTTCGCGCAGCGCGTTGCGCACGGCGACAATACGGCCCTGAAATAGGCTGTCGAGGGTGTCCTGGTAGGCCAGCTGCAGCTCGTCACTATCAACAACGGTTTTGTAGCCTTCCGCCGTGCCTGGATTGAATCGGGTCGATTCCGCATCGTCCCAGCCAGCGGCATAGGCCTCCTCGGCTGCTTTCTTCTGCTCTTCGGTCAAGCCGGTGGCCAGGCGGCCGAATACCTCGGAACTGCCCCACGGATAGCGCGGCTTGTGCTCCTCGTTGGCTTGCTGGCCAATCTCAAAAAACCGTGCCTTGGACTTATCGCCGATCATCTCGCCCGATTCGTCCGGCTTGATGATCCGATCGGCCGTCTGTTCGGCCGTAGCGCCAGTGCTCCACGCGTTGCGCATAAGGAAGCTGTACGAGCCCAGGATTTTGATGGCGTCGGGCTGCTCCACGTGGAGGTGGGTGGCGACGAGCTGCGCGATGCGAGCAAACCAGTCGTCATAGGTCCGCGGTGCCGGATCTGCCTCGGGCTGAGGTTTCGGCTCGGGCGTTGGCGTCACGGTCGGAGCTGTCTTGCGGTTGGCCAGCTGCGTCTGCAGCTGCGTCACCTCGCCATCCAGTTCGGCCAGGGTTTTCTCCTTGGTGGCTACGTCGGCCTTGAGCGCTTCCAGGCTTGCGACCTTGTCGGCGCGGTCGGCGTTGGCCTTCTGAAACTTCGCGCTGTTCTTTTCGGCCAGACGCATGATGCGGCGTGCGACTTCACGGGGCAGCAGATCCTGTCCACGCTCAGGCGCCACCAGCAGGGTGATGTCCTTTTTGTTGAGCATCCAGCGCCACGAAACCAGCTCATCATGGGGCAGGATCTTATTCGGGGTGCTGTCGGGATTGTGGAACCAAACGCTGACGGTCTGACCGTCGCCCAGCTCAAAAATGGCGGTCACGTTGGTGGTGCCCCGCTGCTTGAACGGCGGCGTTACTTGCATGGCGATAACCTGCAGGTCGCCCACGCCGTTCATGACCTTCTGCAGTTGCTCCATCTTGCGCGGCGCCTTGGCGTACTCCACCACCAACGCGTCGAGCAATTCCAGGCCTTCGGAGTCATCCAGGACATCCTGCTGGTTCACCGCATCGAGCAGCAGACCATCGCCGTCGCCGCAGCGTAGCGAATACAGCACGTTGGCCAGGCCGGTGCCGATCGGCAGGGCTTCGTCGTTCCAGGCGAGGTTTTCCATTGTGTTCTTTCCGTCGGTAAGTAGCTGGCTGGCGTCGAGAGGGCCATTCTTGTCGGCCTTCAACCATTGCTTGAATTGGGGCATCGAGCACGATACAAGGCTGCCCAGGCCATCCCAGCCGGGCATGAATGCCGCCAGGTAGGCGCTGCGCGCGTCGTTTTCAGAGAGGAAACCGAGCAGGCATTTGTGCTCGTCGAAACTGCGATCCGGCCGCACCTGGTTGATCACGAATACGGCTTGGCTTTCAGGATGAGGCCCCAGGTAGACGTCCAGCTCGTCGCCGTCCGCTCCCATGACGCCCTCGAAATAGCCATAGTCGTTTGGCTGAAAGCTACTCCACGCCTTGCCGTCCTGGCTCACGCCGGTGCGGTACGAACCTCGGGGGTTCTCGATCGCGATGCGCAGGCCCTGAATGGTGGCCCGGCCTTTTTTATAGTTGCCAGCTGCGGCCTGGGCAGGTGTAGGCCCACCCGTGGCGTATGCAGTGGATAGGGAGGCAAATTGCTGTCGGATAAAGTCGCTCATGCGCCCACATTACTGGGACGCAAGAGCCTGATTTAGGCGCGATTTCCGACGCGGCGTTTAAACATAATCGCCGTTACTTGCCGTCGTGATCGAAGCCTTCGCCGTATTTATTCGCGCCGAACCCAGCGCCGCTGGAGCAGCACTGTTCCAGTAAGCCTGCAGCGCAGCGGGCCGATCGCTGATTTCAGCTTGCAGGCTATCTGCCACGAGCTGAGTTATATGCTACTACCTCTGGTTTTGGCATACCTAACTTTTGATATTTCAGAGGGTTTTTATATATCAATATTTACTAAGGCCGCTGCTTATACGAAGATTTAGCTATTTTTTTGCACTATAATGGTGTAAGAGAAGTTTGTAGGTGCATTATTATTGATATTCTAGAAGATACAAAATTCACAATTACTGTAGTTGGGAGGATATATGTCGGAAATTTCTGCTTCAGACCATATGAATAGCCTTTTAGCCACAAAATCACTTGTAATTTACACCGGAACTATAACTACAGATGTTATCGTGTATCAGGATGTACCATTGCTTGGCAAAATTCCTGTTGTGACAAAGGTTACAACCCGACACGATTCCTCAGGTTTTTCTAAGGTTGTGAATTCAAAAGTTATAGAAGTTCTCGATTTGAAATTTGATCAGGCTAATATCACAAGCCTTCCACAAACAGGTCTTTTAACAAGAAAAACAGTTCAGAACTGCGCAGATGCGAGTGTTACTTCAAGCATCGGACTCAGCGTGACCGGCACCCAAACTTGGGGTGTTACAAAAACAAACGGTGTTACCACTACTATTGGTGCCAGCGTGAATGCGTCAGTCGGGGTTCAAGGAGTTGGCAGTGCCGGCATGACCCTTACATTTTCACAGGCAATCAGCACGACAACCGCTATGTCAGAGGGTGGTTCTCAGCAAGTAAGTCGAACCTCAAACGAAAATATAACGATAGGGCCAAGACGATCTGTGCTCATCGAACTTTTTGCATATCAATCAACTGCGGAGATACCATTTTCGGGAAAGATAGTGATCGATGGTAATCTAGAAAATAATCTAAGTGGAGTTACTCAAGCTAGCGATCTTTTGAGTTTATCGGAACGTACGCTCCCATTTTCGGGTATATTGCGGCTTTCGGATGTATCACAAGCTAATTTGCGGACATCTGACCTTGGTGGAGTACAAGGATGCGCCGTCCCAAACTCGATTTCGATTGCTGAAGAAAGGTTTCCACCTTTTCCCGCCGACAAGCTTGGTTCTTATTTGCTCGATCGTTTCAAAGCTCCGGTTGACTTTGCTCGTTCTGAAAGTGGAGAGATACATGACCATATAGGTAAGTTTTCAAATTTCACTTGGCTCGGGGAAAACGAAGGGCCAACAATTGGCCCATCTGATGGTACGTCGTATGAAATACTGTACACCACTGAAATTTATGAGCCATCCGCAGCATGTGGTTTCAACGACTTGGGGGTAATGAATACGGGAATATTCAGTTTGGAGGCTCGTCAATACCGAAATTATTCTAATGGACAACTTGTAAGTCAATGGCAAGACACCGTAAAGAATTTCCTTAGATGCCACGAGGTATGATATTTCTTAGAGTTATGTTCTATTGGATATTGAATGCCGCACATATTCTTAATGCTATAAGCTTGGATAAGCCAATCAGCATTTTGATCCCAGCCGCCAGAGCCCGCCGGCGCGCCATCGCATCCGCGTTGGCCTGTGGCAGCGCGTACTGAGTTGCCTAGTGCCCGTCCGATCGGTTGAAACAGCGACCCTTCGGTCGTCCTGGAGCCCGGTTTCCAAAAGAAACACATTCAGGTACAGCCACGCCTTGGACGAAGCCCGCCGGCACCTGCGCCGGGTGCTTCGCTTGAGCAAGCCAAACTAGCTGCCAAGAAACCGCCAGTTTCGCCGGCGCGCGCCTGTTCGACACCCACCGGCACCCCTCGGCTCTGCGTTACTCGGTGTTGTGGAATGGCCAGAACTGCAGCGGCAGCCCCGCAATGCTCCGTCGTATCGACATGGAAGTTGAGCAGCTGCCCTTACCGAAAACCACGCCTACTAAATCAACTACGCGATTGGTATTTTTCAAAATACTGTCCAGCCAATTTTTGTGCTTCCGTTAGCTCGGACTGGGATAGCTTTTTGGCCATCATGTCTCGATATTCTCTCGCTTTGGGATCTCCATTGGCAGCAGCGACCGATAACCAAATATAAGATTGCTTGTTGTCTTGGGGGATACCTTTGCCTAGGCCGTAAGCGACTCCAAGATCAAGTTGGCCATCAGCAGAGCCTTGCTCGGCGGCCTTGCGGAACCAGAAGACCGCTTGTTTGGAATCTTGCGGAACGCCATTACCGCGGTTATAGCAGAGCCCGAGGTTGTTCTGAGCAGTAGCATGGCCTTGCTCGGCGGCCTTGCGGTACCAGAACGCCGCTTGCGTGGAATCTTGCGGAACGCCATCACCGGTGTCATAGCTGATCCCGAGGTTGAACTGAGCTTTAGCTTCGCCTTGCTCGCCGGCCTTGCGGAACCAGAACACCGCTTGCTTCGCGTCCTGAGCAACACCTTCGCCTTCCACATACATGCTGCCGAGACTGAGCTGGGCAACAGCAAGGCCTTGTTCGGCGGCCTTGCGGATCCAGAAGACCGCTTGCTTGGAATCTTCAACAGTGCCCTTGCCGTCGGCGTAACTTAATCCTAGGAGGAGTTGGGCTTCAGCTTCGCCTTGCTCGGCGGCCTTGCGGTACCAGAACACCGCTTGCTTGGAATCTTGCGCAACGCCATTACCGGTGTCATAGCTGAGTCCGAGGTTAAGCTGATTTGTGGCTTCGCCCTGTTTAGCCATTCTCCGAATTTCTGTTAGATCCTGATCGGCATGCGCATAGCTGGCTGACTGAAGCAACCCGAACACAAGAAATAACGAGCAAACGTATGCCCTACATTGTTTTCTTTCGATGAATCCGATCACTTCCCTGCGCTCACTTCGTTCAAAGGAGTTGAGTTTAACGGATAAGGCGAAATTGCGCTGAGCTTATGGCCAAGCGACATTCACTGGCTTTTCAGATCCTTACGATTGATCTATTAAGGCGTGACGGTGAGGATTGGACATAATCGCGGTTACCCATAACGCGTCAGGCCTGCTTCGATCCGGTCCAGTCCCCGTCGAAAAAGCCGCCTCCCGCTACCGCTTCTTTCCTGGGCTTGGCTCGGCCCAAGTGGTATTCGGCGTATTGACTGTTGCCGTCCTGCATCACGCAGACCGCCAGTATGCGCCAGCCTTCATCCAGCAATCCTTGCGCCTGGGTTTGCCCGTTAACCTGTTTCAGTTCGTTGATGTCTTCAATGCCCATCGATACCGCTCCTTGGGTTGCAGGTTGGCCGTTCCAGCATGGCCCGGCCGGGGTGCCATTCTACAGGCTGTGCGCAGCGGTGCGCGCTTCGGCGATCAGCCCGGCCAGCTCGGCACCGTCCTCGGCGCTCAGCGTCACCTGCCACCACTGGTCTTTGCTCGCCTCGCCGGTCACCTTGCATACCGGGTTGCCAGCAAAGGTAGCGGACTCGATGCGCACCTGGGCAAACGGCGCACGCAGGCTGATGGCCGGGTTGCGCACGTCGAACTGCACAAAGTTGATGGCCACCGAGACGGTGACCGGCAGCGCGCCGGGCGGTTGAGCCACGGGGTGGTATTCACGGGTTATCATCATTTTTGGGGTTCCTTTCTATTCCTGAAATTCATCGAGCGAGACGATACCCTTGCCATGTTCATCAGGCAATTGCTACAAGCAACCGGCAATGGCAAAATGCCGCTTTTTGACAGGTAAGCAAAGATGGCGCTCATCGCCTGTGACGAATGCTCCAAGCAAATCAGTGATACCGCCCAATCGTGTCCCGGCTGTGGCGCGCCCGTGAAGTCGAACAGCAGACCAGCGAACCCAAGTCCATACCAGCCAACAAATCGCATGGTCAGCCTTCCGCTATTCCTTGGAATCGTCGTGTTGGCCCCAATCTGCGTGTGGTTCCTGCTTCGCAAGGGATACTCGACTGGATCTAGGGTCATTGGCTTTGCGTGGCTTGTAATCTCATTCTTTTTCGTACCGATACCGGACGCATTGGTTCCTGCCAGCTCCACACCGACCCATCAAGCAGCAGCATCAACCATTGCATCCTCCCCAGCTTCCCGCCCTGCGAATCAGCAACCCGAGAGCACTGCGACATACGCGCAGGTGAACGCAGATGTCGGGTGCAAGAGCACCTACAGCGATCAGAAGAAAGACGACATATTCAAGGCCAAGTACAAAGATCGCTGGATGACATGGAGCGGCGAAGTAACGCTGCTGGAATCCGATGAAGCTTCATTGAACGTGGACCATGTAGGGACGCAAGACCTACGGGTGGATTTTGCAGACAAGGCCGCTGGGTACAATCTTGCTAAAGGCAGTGAACTGAAAGTGAGGTTCCTGATGAAGAGTGCGGGCGGGTGCTTCCTGCCTTTTGGCGGTGAGAAGGCCACTGTCGTTTATTAAGCCCTTCGGGACAGTGCTTCTATTTCAACGGTTGCCCTGTCCACTTCAAAACCCCATCAGGCACTTCCGGAGTTTGGTCAGGCTTGAAACTATTCCTGCCTGCTCGCTCCGGGTCCGCACGGTTCGTTACCGCCACTTCCACGAGTGCTGAAAACTTCTCGTAAATCGCTGTTAACAAGAACCAGAATCCAGCGGTGAAACACCCGAGGGCAAAACCCGCAATTGCCCCAAGAACCCCGTGCCCGGACGCGCAACCCAAGCCGAAGCCCACAAACGTAGAGATGATCAACATCAGCCGCCGCGGCTAAAGTTTGTAATAGTCTGGCCGATGGCCATTTATCTAGCCTCGGACTGCCAGCAATGCACGAAATCAAGATCATACGTACTGACAGGGTGCTCGGGTTCGACGATGACATCGTTGAAGTCCATGTGAACGACACGAAGCGTAAAATTCGCAATGGCGAATCGCTGGTTGTTCTCGAAGAAATTCCGGCAGACGTCCAGATTTTCGCCAGGGGTAAACAAACCTGGGAAGGTACAGTCTTAGCTAAAAAAGATGGTTCTGCGACGGTTTACGCTAGCATCACCGAAGCCATTGCCGCTCGCGAGGGCTGGACCGATACGAAAAAGACGCCGGTACAGCTGGTAAAGCCTGACCAGCCGGTGGGGCCGGTACTGAGTGCTCGTGCGGTCAGAATCAAAGCCGTCATGGATAGCAACGCAAGCTGGATGAAAGAAAACAAACAGATTGCTTATACCTGCTACGGCTTCAGTGTCATTCCTGCGATTCTAGCCGTCTGCGCGCTTGCGCAAAGGAGTCCAGGGTGGGCGTTTATTTGCGGGATCGTCTTTGTCGCAGCGATCCTACTCGGGGTGTGTGCATACTTTCGACAGCCTGGAAAATGCCCTAAATGCGAGGCCCCCACTCTCACTAGAACCGACTACAACGAGAGTTTTATGGGCACCCGCTCGGTGCAGCGCGTCATCCGTAATCAGGTAACAAATCAGGACGAGCAGCGCACCGTGACAGTGAGCGACATCCAAGTGATTGAGGACTGGCTTTGCGTAACGTGCGATCACGCTTGGAAGTATAAGCACTCCTACGTTTCCGAGTGAGTCTGCTGCTGCTCAGGAGGTCCGGCGATCGTGGTCGCGAATGCTGCGCGTCACCACTCCCCAAACGCTGAAATCCTCGCCCTCCATAACGTACCTGGGCGGGTAGGCAGGGTTTTCGGAGCGCAGCACGGGCATATCCCCGGCAAAATCCAGGCGCTTGCACATGGGCTCGCCGTTGATGACTGCGATAATTATCCTGCCCCGCACGGGCTCGATCGCCTTGCTGACCACCAGCAGATCGCCGGAAAAGATACCGGCCCCCTGCATGCTGTCGCCCTCAACCCGCACCAGATAAGTGGCGGCGGCGCGGATCTCCAAGAGGTCATCCAGCGATACCGGTTCGGTGTCAGCCAGCTCGCCGAAGGGATTGAAGTCGTCCATGCAGGCACTACTCACCCGATTCCAGGCGGCCCAGAATCGACTCGGCTGCATCGGCATAACGGGCGTCGGCCAGGTGATTCAATTCGACAAGCTCGCTCCGATCGATCACGCCGAAGCGGTATAGCACCTCGGCGTGCTTGCGCAGCGCGCCATGCTGGGATTCGGGCGTATGGCGCGCGGCGCTATCGTCCTCCAACAAGGCGTGCCACAAACCCAGTTCCCGGACCTTTATGTCGTCTTGTTCGCTCATGGGGGCGTTCCTCTCTACTGGTTGTCGCTGGCATCTATCGCCGTATGCGTAACGGTGAGAACGCCATCCCTCTGCAGCCGTTCAATCAATTGTTCCCAGGTTTCTCCAGGACGCGCTTTTCTGGCCAGCTTGGCCCGCTGCGCCTGATCAAGATCGCGCAGCTCGGGCACGCTGTTCTCATATGCCAGCTGGTGCCCTAATCCTCGAAACTCATAGTGGTCAGTGGGCGCAGCGCGCATGAACCCAGGGCCGGACGCCTTTTTATCCATGCTCTACTTTCCTGGATGGTTGGCTTGGTAGGCCGCATACACGACCTGGATGTCCTCGGACTCGGCGACAGCCACCCAGTGCTGCTGCTCCTGATCACTGAGCCCTGTCCACCACCCATACATTTCCATCGCTTGCTGGGCGATGCTTTTACGGGTTCCGATCCTGTTCTGGGTAGTCCTGAATGTGTAGGAGCCGCGGCCGTCCGGCAGGGTGCCGTTCCCGCTCGATGCGCCATCGTGAATCATGTCCGTGACGTCCTTGTACATTTGCGCGATGTCATCCTCGGCGGCGGCCTCGAAATCCATCGTTACGTTGACTTTAAAGGGCTCAGTCATTGCTGGCAGTCCTGCATATGTGTTGTTGAGAGAGCAAGTCCCCGCCATTTTGTCAGCAGCCCAGCAGTCCCGTCCACCTGGCGGCTTTCGGCCCTAATGCGCTGCTTTGTCGCCCTCGTTGGGCACTTCGGCTCTTTCCAGCATTTCTGCCTCAACTGTTCGGCACACCGCGCAAACCAGTGCGCCGTCCCGCTCGGCCTCCTCGCCGCATATAACGCACAAGCCAAATGTACTCCGCTCGCTTATGGGCACGACTTTCAGCCAGTTGATATACATCGGTTCATCGTTCACGATTCATAGCTCCTTATTGTTCGCTGCCGATCGTCGCTAATGAGCGGCGATCACCGTCTGCACGTTCCCTTTCCGAGTTGCTTTGGCGCAGAATACTGGTTATCCATACACATGACAAACCGCCATGACACGCACATTACCGCGATTTAATCCCACGTCCCTGTCCGAGCTGCGGCGGATCTGGCGCGAATATCCTACACAAGACATCCGGAATTTAGCGCTTGAGGTAGAGCATTACCGGCGATTAGTGGCTGACCTCGATAAGCTCTATCTCACAATCCATCAGGCATGGCGCGAGGAGGTCGGCGGCAACCTAATTGCACTGCACCGCATGCAGTGCGCGCTCACCCAGGAGCGCGAGCGGCTGAAGTTATAGCATCAGAATCCGATGTCGCTAGCGGTCGTGCCGGTCTTCCAGCTGGCGGCGCGGTCGCGTAGCTTTTTGAACGCAGTTTTCGGCAGGCGGGCCAGATATCGCTTGTGATCGTCATACCATCTGTCCAATTGCTCCTTGGGCGTCAGATCAGCCGCCAGGCGCGCCTTTGTCACTTGGTAGGCCTTGGAAGACGTTACCAGTTCATAGAACGCGTCGGAACCGGTGACGGCCACTCGGATGGCGCCTTGAGCCCGCATTTCCGTTGCCTGGCGCTCGTTGCGTGCGAGTAACGCCCCAGCGCTTTCGCTGGTGAACAGAGCGTGACAGGCCTCACGCAGCTGATCGTTCGCCCCATGCTGGGCGTAGGCAAAATCCGGCACCTCAGCCTGGGCCTCGTTGGCGATCAAGCTCCAGCGTTTGGTTTCAATCCACATATCCTTGGTAACGAACTGAATCCGCCAGTTCTCGACTGTGTTGCGATCGCGCTCCAGCTGGATGTAAGCGGGTTTCATGTTGTAGCCGTACTTCAAACCGGTATCGCAGACGAACAGGCCGTTGACATAGAGCTTCCCTGGGCGGCTGGGCAGGATCTGGCCGCGACTGGTCTCGATAGCATCCCGAATCGGCGGCTGCATTTGCAGGCAGCTGTCCTTGATCGCTTCCACGTCCGCCATAGACAGGCCGTCGATCTCGAACGACAGCCGCCGCTCTGCACCTGGGTTGGCAGTCTCCTGGACTTGCAGCGTGTTCTCCCCGAACGTCTCGCTGTGCGTGAAGCCAGGGCGCCAGATCACTTCGCCGTTGTGGCAGGTGACGCCGTAACCCATTCGAACAAGCACCAGCATGGCCAGTTTGAAGCCCTCGCCGAACTGGCCAATGCTTTGGCGACAGTCGCGCTTGGTGCTGGCGCCCAGCAGCAGGTGGCGCGGTGAAAGAGTCACGCCCGGGCTGCTGATCACCAGCGACTCCTCTGCGAACTGATATTCGAAAGGCGCCTCGCTGTCGATCGCATTCTGGATCAGCTCGTTGACCGCCTTGGTGAGACCCCACGAACTCACGTAACCCTCGGCTAGGCCCAGTTCATACACTTTGCTAATCATTGCTTGCCCTTCACGGTAGGTTGCAACCGGGTTGCATGCGCCGGACGGCGCGGTATTTGCCCCGTGCCGCCTGGAAACAGGCGCTGGCGGGGTTGATTGGTGGGGTTCATACTGCGCCCCATAACAACTACTTGCTAACATAGTAGTTACGTTCTGCTAAGCAATGCAACCACTGAGAGGCAAGCGATGGATTTTTTTGTGTCAGTAAGCGGATATGAGGGGCAGCCCACCACGATCGTCGGGGGCCTGGATGAAGAGACGAACATTCTGGTAATCGCCGGACGAATGAAGACATTCCAGACCGCCCGCATTAAGGGACGCGAGGATATTTCGGTGGTGTCGAACCTGGGCTTGCCGGACGTGGACTTTCAGTTTCGAGACGAGCATATGCGCGAGGCGATCATCGCGTACCAGAACCGAACCCTTTTGAACACGATCACCCTGGACCCCGCGCTAAAGCAGCTCGACCCTCGGAGCGTGTTCGAAAAGGACGACATAAAGGAGGGCAAACAGACCTACCGGATACTACCCACTATCAGTAATGGCCAGCTCGCCGTCCTGATCGCCTGCGGGTTCTGCGAGCTGCAGGCCCGCATCATGTCCGCGCAGGTCTCCCTGGACGAGATGAACGATCTGTACGACGCCGGTGGCGAAAGCGACCTTTACGACGCGTACACGATATGATCAGGGGATAGGGTTATTCAGGGTGGCATCGTCGCCCTTGGCGCCCTGCTCCACCGACGTGGCCTGAAAGCTGCCCTCGGAATTCACCGTTACCTGCAGTGGCTCGTCAGAATCGGGCCGCTTGGGCAGGCCAATCACCGCTTTCTCGCGCCCCTGCCCTTCCGCGCCATCGAGCACCTCGCCGCCCTCCAGCTCCTGAGCAATCTCCTCGCCGGTGACCACCGGCTCGCCGCCTGTTTCCAGCAGCTGCGGCTGGCCATCGTCGGTCGGCACCGCAACCGTAGTTTCCTGATCGCTTTCGGGCTCCTTGGGTAGGCTGATCACAGCCTTGACGCCGCTATCATTGACGATAGCCAGACTTTCGTCCGCAGCTGCGGCCGCGGCCAGGGCCTCGGGCGTGGGCGATGCACCGGTCACGACCGTCTCGACCGCATCGAGCACCGGCGAACTGAGCTTGTTCGTCAGCTCCTGGACGGTCTCCTGGCGCTCGGCGATTTCCTTATCCAGGTAGACCACCCGTTCTTTCAGCGCATCGACCATGCGCGGCGCGGTGGTTCTGATGCCTGCAGGCAGCTCGGCCTTGATCCGGGCTTGAGCCTTCTGGAACTTGCCCTGATTCGCTTCGGCGATCGAGGCGATTTCGCCGATCGCCTTGTTTGGATCTGTCTGCTGGTGGATCGGTACCAGCGAGCCGTTAAGCAGTACCTGGGCGATGTCGCCGGACTGACTGACGCGCAGGGTCACGGCTTGGCCGCTGGCCAACGTGAGCATGGCTTCGCGGTAGGTGACGCCGGACGTGCGGCGCAGTTTGTCGTTAAAGGCAGTTTGCACCACCGGCTGGCCGGCACGGCCCATGAGCGCGGCGATCCGCTTGAGCGACTTGGGCGCTTCCTGCGGAGAAAGGTCGAATGGCATTGCGATAAACCTCTGGTTCTATGCAGCGAGTGTGCGGCAACCGCCAGGGGTCACCGTGCAGACGTTTCCGGTCAGGCGGTCGGCGGGTCGGTCTCGCTGCCCTTGCCGTTCTCCAGGTGCGTATGGCCCTGGACGGAAATGCCGTCGGACGTAATGTCGCCGCCCGACTGCGTAACGGCGCCGGTCATGGCAAAGCCCGAGCTGGTGAGCTGGAACACCGAGCCGCCCACGGTGAACGTGATCGAATCCTTGGCCGTGATGGTGTAGGTCGCCGCCGTATGGTTCGACTCGGCGTCTGCCGCGGTCTCGATATTCGTATGCGCCCACCGGCGCCAGCCTTCTTGATTGCTGGTCTCGGGGGTACGGTAGCCGGTCACCACGGGGTATCGCGGATCGCCGCCCTGGAACTGCACCCAGCATTTATCGGCCGCAAGGATGCGCTGCTCGGTCAGCTCTGGGCGATCGCCCAATGGCACACTAAGCACCGCTTCGGCGTGGGTCATGCCGTCGGTGAGGCCCGGAACGTTGACCATCACCATGCGCGAGTCGCCGCCCAGGTACTCCTCGATAATCGCGGGATAGATTCCGTAGTAAAGCGTCATTCCGACAGCACCCCGCACCAGAAATACGAGTTGCTCGTGATCGAGGCCTCAATGCCGTGCGTCATTGCATGCGCGGCTGTCATCACCACATTGTTTTCGCCGTTGATCGTCAGGAGGTCGCCCGCGATGATTTCCTGGGCCATTTGCGACTGGATGACGTGTCGGCGCAGCAGCACTTTGCTCATGTTGCGCAGCACCCGCTCAGACTTGCGCGGCACGTAGATCGATCGGCGCGTTGAGTCATAGTTGCCCTTCACCACGGTGCCGTCGGGAGCCGTGCTATAGAACGACGGCACCTGATGACTGGTGAGAAAGTCGCTTTGCGTCAGCGCCGTGGTGTCCAGCTGACCGATATCGTCAATCGGAGCCTCTTTGAACAGATCGGCGAGCCGGTACACGTAGAGTTTTTTATCGGTGTAGACCAGCGTTGCGCACTCCTCCTGCAGCGCCAAGGCGATCGCCCGGCTCGGCGCTTGGCCCTGCAGGCAGGTGAAGCGTTCAACCGTCAGATCCTTGGCTACGGACACCTTGGCGCCACTCGCCTTGTACATGGCGCCGAACGTCTCATTGGTCGCGATGATCGGCGTGGTTCGAGGTCTGGCGACCCCCGCGCAGCTGGCCAGCGCGGCGATAATCGAATACGTCTGGACCGACTTGCCGCCCTGCAGCATGCCCGTGGGAGGGTCACGCCGAGACCAGATGATTTCGTATTCGAGGTTCTCCCGCCCGGTCCAGATCGACTTGCCCTCGGCCAGGTCGGTCTCGATGCCGTCGGCCAGGCGCACGGTCAGCTCCAGCGTGCGCGGTACCGGCGCCAGATCGCTCCGGTTGACCCAGCGCATGATCATGTCGCCAGGCAGCTGCTGGCTGTTTTCGGCGAGGTAAACGTTCACGCTTCACCATTCCAGATGGTGCTGGTTTTGGTGATAACCGCCTCGCTGCCGTCGGCCGCGATGTTAGTAATCTGCTGCAGCACTGGATAGCCTGGCGGATTGTTGCTCGTACCGTCGTTGTCCTCGTCATCACCAGGTGCGTCCAGGTACGGGATCGCCCCGCGCAGCACCAAGTCACACGCCAGGATCGTAAGGTTTTTGCTTTCGGTATCGACCTTGTTGAAGACGGTGTCGGGCGTCTCGATCGTGACCGGCATGTCGAAGGTGTACTGCCCCCAAGTGTGCGAGGCGTAGAAACGACGGTTGGGGATGGAGCCCAGGTACAGCCCCAGCTGGGCAGCGAGGCTATCGGCGCTCATGGGGTCGGCCGTGACAATAGCGATCTGTGCACGCTTGTCCATCATGGCCTGGCGGTAACCGTAGTACGAACCGCCCTCCTCGATCTGCACCAGCTGACGCTCGACCTGCTTGCCGCCCATGTCGCCTGGCGTAGGGGTGTAGTCCTTGGCGAGGGCGATGAACACCACAGGCAGCAGCGAGTTGGCGCCTTTGTCGCCGTTGCTGTTGCGCTGATAGCTTTTGAGCATCTCATCTACGGAATCGACCATGCGGCCGGACGCCCAGAGCACCGACCGGGCAAAGCCTCGGGCCACGAACTCCTTGACGCTCGCCGTGTCGCCGTACAGGCCCTGATACCAGGTGCCCAGGTAGGTGCCGAATGCTTCTTTGAGGGGGTTGAAATCGCCGCTGCTCATGGGGTGCCTATCAGTTGAACCTGGCCCCAAGTTATCGCGCGCGCGAGTGGCCATCCGTGGCCACTTTCCGGTGTGCTATCAGCTGCTCGCGCTATCCCAGGTGATGGCCTGGACGGCGGCTACGGTCGTCGCCGCTGCAACCTGCGCCACGAGAGTGGCCTTTCGGATCAGGTACGCATTGATCGTCTGCTCGCCCATCATGCCCACGGCCTGGATCTGCGCCGCGGTATGGGTGACGTAGGCCTCGGTACCGGCGCTGTCTGTGCACTTAAATGTCGTAGTCCAGGCCGAGTTGCTGGCGTTGAGCAGCGACGACAGCACGCGAGCCTGCAGGTTGAGCTGGTCGGTTTCAGCTGAAGGGTAGGTGTAGGTCGAGCCCAGCGCGTCAGAGGTAAAACCGCTTACAGCTGCAGCTGCGCAGGCCGCGGAGAGTGCTGCCGACTGCGCGACCTGCGCGGCGGCCAGCTTCGCGGCATCAGTGTCGTAGATATCCACGAACGTCGGCTTGCCGTCGCTGTCGGCGGCGAGCTTCTGGCCGCTGGGCGGCGTGGTTCGATAGGTGGCTAGCTCGTCGTCGGTCAATTCCACCGCATCGCTGGGCCAGCTGCCCGCGGTAACGTAATGTTCCTTAAGATCCTCGTCGTAGAAGGCCAGTTTTGTCGCAGAAAACACGTAGCTCATGATTAATATCCGAGTGCCATCCAGAAAACAGGGGTAGCCGTACCAGACGTACCGTCATTGGTGACGTAAGCCGCGGAGGTACTGGCAGGGTAGAAGTAGCAGGCGTTGGTGCCGCCGGAGATGTGTGCGCTATACACACTGTTTGCGAAACCACCCACGCAAGCGCTGGGGAACGCGGTTGTGAAATATACGGTCGTGGTGCCCTCGGTCGCGACGCTTGAAGCCAAGCCCCACTGGATCATAAAACCAGTATTTTGGCAGCGCCAGTAACCCGCAGTAGTCACGTAACCGGTAGGAAGTCGAGCGCTAATCCAGGTGCTGAGGTAGCCGCCCCAGGTGGTGCCGTAGGCGTTGCCGGAGGTGTCAAGGAAGGCTCCTGACGCGTATAGGTTACCCGCCGCGTGAATGTCGGCATTGCTGGTGATATTGCCGTTTGCGGTGAACGCGCCGACGTCGCTGAGCGAGGCGATGACCGCAGAATAGGCACTGTTAACGATATCGAGGTTGCCCGCGTCGGAGCGAAGGTACTTGTTCGGGGTGGTGGTACCGTTACCCGCAAGCATGATGTTCGCGCCGTTTGCTCCAGTATCGAGCACAGTCAGGCCGCTGACCGAGCCGCTGCTGGTTACGGTACAGCCACCATTCAGTGCAGTCAGGCCAGTCACCGCCAGCGTACTCGCCAGTGTGGCGGCACCGGTGACCGCAAGGGTGCTTTTGAGTGAAGCTGCGCCGGTGAGAGTTGTCGCCCCGGTGACTGCCAAGGTGCTGGACAGCGTAGCCGCGCCAGTGACCCCCAGAGTGCTCGACAGCGTCGCGGCACCCGTTACCCCCAAAGTACTCGACAGTGTGGCGGCACCGGTGACCGCAAGGGTGCTTTTGAGTGAAGCTGCGCCGGTGAGAGTTGTCGCCCCAGTGACTGCCAAGGTGCTGGACAGCGTAGCCGCGCCAGTGACCCCCAGAGTGCTCGACAGCGTCGTAGCACCGGTTACCGCCAAAGTGCTCGATAGCGTCGTAGCACCGGTTACCGCCAAGGTGCTTGATAGCGTCGCAGCGCCTACGACCCCCAGCGTGCCACTGGCCGATACGGCGCCGCCAAGCGTCACCCCACCCGTAGCCAGGTTGACGGTGAATGGCCGCGAGTCAGTCCAGGTGCCAGAGGTGTCGCCGCTGGCGGTCAGCATCAGATACAGATTTGCGCCGTCATTGCGCCAGAACGTGCCGTAGTTACCCGAGACGATACGCCAGGCATTGGCAGAGGTACTGACGCTCTCCCCGGCAACGCTTAGGGTACTGGCCAGCGTCGTAGCACCGGTGACGCCCAAGGTAGACGATATAGTCGCAGCGCCAGTGACGCCCAGTGTGCTTTTCAGCGTTGCCGCGCCCGTCAGCGTGGTAGCACCAGCAACGGCCAGCGTGCTGGAAAGCGTGGCCGCACCTGTAACGCCCAGGGTAGTGTCCATGGTTGCAGCGCCAGCGACTTCCAGGGCGCCGGAGAGCGTGGACGCACCCGTCACGCCGAGCGTGCTGGATAGCGTCGTTGCACCAGTAACGGCCAGCGTACTGGATAACGTCGCAGCCCCCGTCAGCGCCAGCGTGCCCTTCAGGACTGCCGCGCCGTTCAGGGTCGCAGTACCCGTGACGGCAAGCGTGCTGGACAGCGTAGCGGCACCCGTGACGGCAAGAGTGCTCGAAAGAGTCGTTGCGCCCGTAACCCCAAGGGTGCTTTTCGCCAGAACCGCGCCGGTGAGCGTTGCAGCACCGGTAACCGCCAGCGTGCTGGACAGAGTCGCCGCGCCGGTGACTCCCAGAGTGCTGGATAGCGTTGCAGCACCGGTAACCGCCAGCGTGCTGGATAGTGTTGCAGCGCCCGTTACGGCCAGCGTGCTCTTGAGAGCGGTTGCACCCGTAACGGTGACCGTCTTCGTGAACAAAGGATCGACAAGGGGCGCGAAGGTCGCGTCGGCCTTGGTCTTGGTGTAGGTGTCGGCAACCTGAAACACGTTCCAAACCACAAACTGGACGATGTCGCCCGCAGTCGAGGCGGTGGCCAGCGTTACCGTGGCGCCATCATTGGCCGTGAAGCCCGTCGGCGGCAGGGTCTTGCCATTGACGATCACCTGCAGCAAGTCCGCGGTATAGCTCAGGTTGAACAGCACCTGCGCAGCGGTGGCGGTGTACGTGTAGGTCTCGAACGTTCGCCCGGCCGCCAGGCAACTGCGGATCTGGAACTGCGTGCCGTCGAAAACAATCTCGTAGAGCGCCCCAGCCACGATGTCGTCGGCAACCATCACAGTGGTGCCCGCCTTGGTGATCGCGACCACGCCCAGGCCTTCGACGTTGACCGTCATAGCGCCATCGTTGTTCGAGGCCGCGATAAAACTGAAAGCCTGGCCAGCTTCATAGCCGGTGAGCGTGGACGCATCCGGCAGCGACAGCAGCAGCGCATCGGCCGTGCCGCCCGCGGTACCGCACCAAACGAGCGAGCCAGCCACCTGGGCCAGGTTCTCGATCAGTTGGTATTGCTCGTGCGCGTTGGGGTCGTTCTCGTGCGTCACCAAAGCGGACAGCACCGCCGAGGACTCAGGATCGATGACCACGGTGATGCTGTCGGCTGGGACTTGATCAAACACCATGTCGCAGAACAGCACGAAATCAGTGCCAGGCGTCTTGCTGGCGATCGCCGTACCTGCTTTGGTACTCCACACGGCAAACAGCACGTCACCGGCCCAGATGCCGACTTCGGTGATGTCGGCGGTCAGCTCGGCATCTGCCCATACGGCCGTGATCCGGATCTGCGTACTGGAAATCGACGAGCCGCCCGCGATGGTTACGATGGCGTACTGGTCGTTCATGGCGGTTTCGCTGCCGGTTGGGGCGTAGGTACCCCCACCGAATGAAATCTTGGTGATCTCGACTGCGATCCCGGTCAGGCTGGCATTAAACGCTGCCTCGCGCCCGGCCGCGGTAAGCGTGGGCGTGATCGTAGTCGTCGTGGTGGCCACTGGAACCTCTCAAATCTTTGATAGCGTTCCATATTTTCGAGGTCTGGCGGGTACGCTTTCGGGTCAGCTTTCCGATGCCAGGCTGGCCAGGCTGTCGAACTGCGCGCCCTTGAAATAACGCGCCCGTCGCGCGCAGCCGTTGAGAAACCCCGAAGCGCCCGCGCTACTGCCGATCCACAGTGTTGTGGGCAGGGCAAAGTGAAAGCGCAGCCACAACGCGCTGGTCGAAACCACGCCATTGACCGCTAGGGCGACTTTCATTCCGTTGGCCGTGCGCTTCCAGCAAGCCGCCACATAAAGGTCAGCTGCGGCCGCAACCACTGCGCCGGTAATCGTCGCCTGGGTGGCGCCGTCGGCCAGGATCTCGAACAGCACCGCCCCGGTGGCGTCCTGGCGAATCCGAAACCCGTCGGTTCCGTCGTCAAGCGAGAGCAGGGTCGCGCCCCAGGTAGAGGGGAAGGCGCCCACCAGGGTGCCCTCGCTCGCCGAGTACCAGTCGAAATAATCCGACGCGCTTGCCGCCGCCGTCGTGGTCTTGATGAGCGGGGTGACTACGGGCGATGCCTCCAGCTGGACGCCCCACAGCCCCAGGGTCAGCGTGCTGGCGCTCGGATTGGAGATGGTCAGCGTGCCGGTACCGGCCGCATCTGCGGCGGCCCACAGCGACAGGCGAACCCAGCCCTTGAGGGTGGGCACTAGGTCAGCGGAATCGGTGGTGCCGGTTACCTCCCCGGCTGCCAAGTCAAACAAGGCCTGGGCCGTGACCGTGTAAGGCGTTCCGGACAGCGCCAGCGCGGGGGTGCCGCTTTCTGCCTGAGCGAACACCGACAGGCAGTAATCGGTGGCCACCAGCGCCGCCACGGGCAGCGAGATGCTGGCGCCAGCAGGCAGCGACACCGTGTCGGCCAGCCCGTTGGGGCCTGCCCGGGCTGCAGACGCCACGACAGCGCCGCCGCTGGTAGTCCAGCCGGTAAAATCGTTGCTCGGCGCCACCAGGTTGGTACGCGCGACCGTTTTGGACGTGAGCATGCCGATGGCGTCGGCCGCCCGGGTTACAGCCGCAGATCCGGTCGCAATGACGCTCGTGGCTACGTTCCCCGCCTCGGCTTGGGCGCCCCACACGTAAAGGCCCGAGGCACCGTCGCCGATGTAGCTGCCCACGGTCGCTGTCGAGTAGATATGGATGCGATACAAGATTTTTGCATAGGACGTCTGATCAACCGTCACTGTAATCGAGCAGCGGTAATACCCGTTAGGCGCCGGGGTGATGGTGGCCGTGAGGCCGCTGGCCACCGCCGAAACAACGCCGGTATTGAGGTTGAAAATCGCCGTGTAGCCTCCCGCGCCGCCCGAATCGTAATAGGCGGTCAGCCGCCCGAAACCGCGCCCGGCTGCCTTCAGGTACACGCTGTACGTGAACTGGGTGCCGAGAGTATTGGCGCCGGACACGACGCGATCGGTGTAATGCGAGGCCGCGGTCGTCGTCGAGGCCTCCACCAGTTTGTCAGCCGTCATCGTCCCATCCGGGGCGATAGCGGCGTTCGCCGTCGCGCTGGCGCTGGAAAGGGTCCAGACGCTCTGATCGAGCTGCGAGTTGTAGGGCAGCAGGTTGGTGGCGCCCTGCTCGACCAGCAGGCCTTTGACGGCCAGGGTCAGCGGATCGTGATCTATACGCAGCTCTCCAGCTGCAGCGGTGGCCAGCAAGCCGGAGGCATTGATATAGGTGGCAGTGGATGCCCGCGAAACGTCGATGATTTCCGCAGCGTTGCGTTGTACCAGGCCCATCAGGCGCCCCATTTGCGAGAGTGGTGGACGTAGAACGCCCCGCCCTGGAAATCCAGGTCGAGTGCGTTGGTGGCCGTGGATTCCGCCACCCGCTGCGGGCCGACGTGCTCGGAGCGCACCAGGACGCCGCCGACGACCAGGCCAGGACCGATCGTGATCAGCGACTTTTTGGCGATCTGGACGTTGAGCACGATGCGCGCGGCCACCGTGGACTTGAGCGCCGCCAGGATCTGCGTGGATACCATGTCGGTGCTCAGGCGCACGCGCACGCGCGACGTCAGCCAGTAGTCGTCGAGGCTGCCCCCTGCCTTGCTGATTTCGTCCTCGGTGGCCAGATTCAGCGGGTAGATGCCCGTCTTCAGCTGATAAAGCTGATTGATTTCGTAGTCGCCGAACAGCGCCTGCACATAGGTGCGCAGGAAGTGCATGCCGCGACGCGGGTTCCGGAATTTCCAGGCTTGATGCAGGTAGCGGATCGCGTCCTCGTCAGAGCTGGATAGCACCGCCAGGCCGTCGGCTGTCAGGTTGCGGCGTACCAGATCCAGCGAGCCGATATGCGGCGCGCCGTAGCAGTTGATTTCGTCAGCCGTGTCCTTGAGCACCGATTCGAACAGCGCCAAAAAGATATCCTGCAGCTCGGCCTCGACGGTGTTCTCGGCGTAGCTGTTCTCTTCAGGTACCAGAACGCCCGTTGTCATGCGTTGGTCACCGTCTCAACTGTGATATTCAGGCTGTCGGCGCTGACGTAGCGGAACTGCTCGGGCAGGGTCGTAACCGTTGGATACGTGATGGTGATCGAGATATCGCTATTGTCGTCCTGCAGGGCGGTGATGCCGTCCTCCAGGATAGTGGTGATCTTCTTTTTCTTGACCGTCACCTGGCCGCGCTTCGCCCACGCCGACGTGCGACCGTACTGCGCCAGGATCAGCTCCTGGGCAGCCGAAATGACCTCGGCGCTGTCGTAGACCGACGCGATCTCCAGCACCACGTCCACGGTGATGGTCAGCTCGGCCACCGTCACGAACTTCAGCTTGTAGCTGTCATCGGCGTCGGTCACGATCGTCGTGATGGCCGATTCCAGCGTGCTCTGGTCGGTATCGTCCTTGATCGCTGCAATAAACAGGCAGTTGACGTTGTCCTGGCTGGCGCTGCGCACGGTCTCTTCGGTCTGTTCATTCCAGACTGATAGGAACGTCAGCGGCGCAACGGTGCTCGACCGGCGAATGAGAAAGTCGAAATTGTTGTTGTATACGGCGTTGCTGTCATACAGCGACGGATACGAACAGATTTCGCGGATGGTGTCCGTGTCCAGCGGATCTGCGCCAGCCTGCAGCACTTCCGACAGGGTCACGGTGCAGCCGTTCTCATAGATCGAGGAGGTGTAATCGAATGTGAACAGCGCGCCCGAGCTGAGCGTGATGTCGCCCTCGGTCGAGGTCACGGTAATGGTGAACTCTTCGCCCGTGGCCGGTTGATACCCACCGTAGTCGGCGGCTCCGAACTTGACGTATAGATCCTGATTTTCATCTGTCTGCAAATGAAACATCTGCTCGTCAGTTTCAACGTTGACGAAATCGGGGATGTATTCGAAGGCGTCGCCGTCCGAATTGGATACCGCCACGCTCACGATCGAGCCGCTGTCGGGCTGGGTCACGGCGATGGTATAGAACGCCTTGCTGCTGCTCACGGTCGCCGTTGAAGAGCTGCTTTCCTGTTGCTTGGCGGTCACGACAGCGCTGCCGCTGGCCGGAATGGTGGCGCCGACAGTAACGACGTAGGCGCGCCCCTGGGCGTCAGTAAGCGTGCGGCCGGTGGTGACCGTCCAAGCGGTGGTGGTGGCGTTGGTCACCAGCAGCGCGACGACTGAAGACGTTCCGAAGGGCAGCACGCCCTTGACCGCGGCGTCGGCCAATACGGTGACGTCGCGGGACTTGGTGAAGGGCTCGGCCGCAGCGATGTCCTGCTCGACGCTGGCCACCGAAAGCATGTTGGCGATCGAATTGAGCCGGGCGAGAATGGTCGGGTCTTTCGCTTGATAAAGGATCGAGACTTGAGGATAGGACGACAGAATACTGGTGTATGCCGCCTGCATCTCACTTAGGGTTTTCACGAAATGTTCCTCAGCTCGTCCACGGATACCGTCACGTTGCCCACCTGGACGATCAGCTTTTTAGCGTCGAATCGGGTGCTGATGTCCTGGAAGTAGACGGAGATTTCGTCGTCGCCCAGAACACCCAAGATTGGTAGGTCTGTTTTCATCTTGGTGATGAAGGCGTCAGCCAGGCCTAGGCCCATCGGTTGCTGGATCAGCTCCTCAACTGGTGCGCCGTAGGTGGAGCCGAAATAGCCGTTCACCGGGGTGTTAAGCCAGTGCGAGACCATGTCCATGATCTGCGTGGCTGAGATGTTATAAGTCGTCATGGCTTAGGCCTGGCCCCCGTTTCCGATCCCACCGGTGACAAGCGCAGCAATCTGCCGCTCGCCCACGTCCTGACCCACAGGCTGATCGAGTCGCATCACGCCGGTCGTTTCCTTTTTGTCTGTACTGATTCGCTCGGGCGGTACCGTCGGCACGCCCGGCGCCTTGGCGGCGATGCTTGGCGCTGCGTTGCTGGCGGCCGGAATCGACGGTTTGGCCGCAGCCATGGGGCGCAGCGTAATGGGGATGTTGTCTGCAGCTGACGGAGCAGTGGCCACCGCAGGTACGCCAGCCGAAGCGCTGGCCGCCGCCGTGGCGCCGGTACCGGCCGAGCCACCGACCACCTTGTTATATCGGTCGTTGAGCGCCTGGGCGTTTTTGCCCAGGTACTCGGCCGCCGTCGTGGAGCCCTTGCCGTAGTTGAGGCCGACAGCCTTTTGGGTACCGGCCGACAGCTCGTTGATATTTTTGCCACTCTTCGCGCCCAGGATCATCTCCTCGGCGGCCGACGGCCCAAGCTGGTGCATCATGTAGAGGTTTTCAGGGGTGACCGGCAGGCCCCGCATCTGCAGGTACTGCTGATTCACCTGGGCGAGCTTCATGCCGCCCGCAATGTTCTGATCCTCGTCGAACCGGTTGGTGATGCCCACGCCAGAAGCCGTGCGACCGGTGAACTGAAACGTGCCGATGGCACCGGTCGAGGAAATGGCGTTAGGGTTGCCACCGCTTTCCATGGCCGCCATCGAAAGCATCATTTTCGGATCGAGACCGGACTGGCTGGCCGCGGCCTCGATCTTCTTCTGAGTGCTGGCCGACATGCCGCCAGGCAGGTTCGCCGACGTGTTGTAACCGCCTTGCTTCAGGTCACGGATACGCGAGGCTTCGTCGTTGGTGTAGCTGCCGTTATCCGCCAGGCTGCTGCCGCCCTTGATGCCGTCAAAGCTCTCCTTGTGGCGATATCCCTTGTCCAGGGCGCCCATGATGCGACCGCCCTGCACCACCGCAGCATCTTTGACGTTGCTGTACGCGGTGGATGCCTTGCTGGCCATATTGCTGGCCACGCCCTTCGCCGCGGTGTAGGCCGTTTTCGCGGTACCGGTAACAGCGGTTGCTGCCGAAGCCGCGACATCGACCGCCTTGCTGGCCAGCTCCTTCGCACCATCGACAGCGCCGCCCAGCTTGTCACCGAACCAATCCTTGACCGACTTGTAGACGTCCGAGACCATCGAACCCAGCGACGACGCTGCCTCGGATACAGTCTTGAATACCGAGCTGGCGGCGTCAGACGCCAATTTGCCCGCACCGCTGAAGACAGAAACCACGCCGTCCCAGGCGCCGCTGATTTGCTTGCCGATATCGCTCCAATCGAGAGTGCTAAGCCAGCCGCCGACCATCGAACCGACTTTGTCGCCGATCATACCGCCTACGATGGTGCCCAGCGGCCCGGCCAGCGAGCCGATCGCCGCGCCCACGACGCTGCCCACGGCACTGCCGCCGCCCTCAAATTTCTCCTGTTTGCTGGCGTCCGGGTCCATGACCTTGGCCACGCCCATGCCGGCATTGATCAGCGTACCCAGCAACGGCACACGCTTGAGCACAGCCCCGCCGACCTTGCCGACGGCTTTACCGGCTTTGCCCAGGGCACTGCCGATCTTGCCCATACGGCCAGTCTTGCGGGCGTTACCGGCACTGCCGCCACCCGAACCTGCGGACGCGCCCCCGGTGTTGACCTCAACGCCTGGGCTTTTCTTGCGACCGAAAATTTTGCGCCCGACCGCAGCGGCGCCGGATGCAGCAGCACCCACGGCACGAATGCCGCCCTTGGCCAGCGAGCCGACCAGGCCCGCGCCCGGAATGGCTTTGAAGATTCCGCCCAGGATCTTGCCCAGCCCGCCCATGAGCAGACCAGGCAGGGCAACGATTGCCGCCAGCAATGTGGCGAATAGCCCGCGGCCGCCGCCATCCTTTTTATTCGACTCGCGCAGCTCGCCCCAAATGCGGCGATACCACGGTACTGCGACCTTGCGCTCGGCCTTCTCCTCGGCGCTCGTGCCGCCACGACCAAACAAGCCAGCCAGGGGGCGGAACAGCGGGCCGATAGACTCCTTGACCTCCTTGGCGGCCGCAATGGTCGGGTCGATGTTCTCGGTGTTGTGCGCCAGCCCTGACAGGTTGCTCAGGCCATTCTTGAGACCGTTGATAGCATTGCTCAGGCGCCCGGAGCCCCCGCGGCTGCTGCCGCTGTCCGGATCATCTGGGGTGGTCGGGTTGTTGTGGCCAGGCCCAGCAGCGCCCCCGCCATTGCGCCCGTTATCTGCGGCGCCGTTACGCGGTTGAAACCGTCCGTTGGAGCCACGGGTGGGCAGCGCTTGCTCGCGCCGATGAGGGATCGCGTCCCGGCGTGCAGGCGTGCCGGTGCCACGCGTCGAGGTGCTGGACGTCGCGCTGGACGTGGATGGCTCGACACGGCGGCGAGGCGTGGCCACCGGCAAAGGTGGCGGTACCGGAGACGGCGTGCTGCCGCGACGCGATGCCGTCGAGCTGGTGCGTGGGCTGCGCGCGGATGCAGGTGACGACGGGGCACTGCTGCTCCCGCCCTTGCTGCCGCGGCCGCTATCAGCCAGGGTTCGATTGAGCTGGGCAATACCATGGTCGATCGAGCGCAGTAGATCGAGCTGGCGGGCGTAGCCAGCCAAATCGACGCTCGCCGGGCTGCCGACCAGGAACCCGTCGTTATCCGAGTTTAGGGCCATGATCAGCGACGACGCTCAAAGAATCGATCGGCTTCGGGAGTGTTCACGCGCGGCGCCTGGGGCTTGGCTTCAGGCTGCAGCTGCGCCAGATCCTCGTGCAGGAAGTCCCGCGCGCTGTCGAACAGATTGACGGTGCCCGGGGCGGGAATCCGGCCGATGTCCATGACGCCGTCCAGCACAACGGACGTCTTGCCTGTCTTTTTGGCCAGCATGCTGATCAGCACGGTGTTTTCGTTGGTGACGCTGTCGAGCACGGCGTGGGTGTTGTCCAGCTCGCGCTGCTTGGCGTCCATCATCTGATTAAGCGTGTCGAACAGCGCATCACGCTCGGCCACGGCGTCGAGCAGATCAGCCCCCTCCCCTTCCTCCACCCCGTCCAGGACATAGCCGCGGTTGCTGTTGTAGTTCGGTTCCTTGACCAGGTCGAATCCGAAAAAATCGGTCGCGATGTGCGTGGTACCCACCAGGCGCGCGCGAATGGCCGACGAAAAACCAAAGGCCTTGCTGCCGTATACGCGCTCGCCGATGCGGCCCGAGGAGGTATCGAGAAATTCGACCTCATGGTCTATATCGCCGTTGGGGTAAGCCTTCAGCGAGACGGTGCGCAGCGCAGGCTCCAAGGCGAAGTGCTTGCCGTTGACGATCCCGCCGTCAGCGGGGTCCAGGCCGAATTTTTCCCGAGGCCAGTGACCGAAGTAGCCGATCATGTCGCCCGCGGCGATACGCTCCTGGACGGCCTTGCCGTTGAGGACGCGCACGACACTGGGAATGTCGAAGTTCCGGTCGGCGCCGCGAAACTGGCGCTGTCGATCGGCAATGTTGAATCGAATAATCCCTGTCTTACGCATCTTCCATCTCTTCCTCTTCATCTACCTCGGGATTGCCGCTGGTGGTGCGGCCTGGCGGGGCATCGAAGCCCCCGCCGTCGCCTCCAAATCCGCCCGCATCTGGTGGCTTCGCGTTCCTGATTCCTTTGGCGATGATTCGGGCTTCGTCCTCGTCGTAGCCCATGTCCTTGGTTAGCAGCTGCATGCACACTTCCTCGGGCAAGCCCGAATTGCGCATGGCTTCCAGGACGGTCATGAGGGTTGAAGCACCGTTGATCTTGCGTTCTCGGGTCTCGGCGTTCTCCGACTCCAGAGCGCTGATCGAGCCGAAATAGTTGATTTCGTAGGGGCGATCGCCGTCCTCCCACACAAAGCCGTACTTGGCCCAGGTGTGCAGGTCGATCAGGTAGTGGAAAAAGGCCGTCAGTGCGGTGCGAATCATCCGGCTGCGCTCGGCCGACTGCGCCGATACGCGGAAAAACCCGCCGTCGCCCAGGCCGCCCGATAGTTGGTCCGCGAAGCCCAGCATCGAGAGGTCGGTTCCCAAGGCGCCAGCCAGGAGGCGCGCCTGCAGCATTACGTCATCGATCGTCATGCCGTTGGTAGCAGTGGCGCCCTGGAAGCTGGAAACGCTCGTAACGGCCTTCTGGCCGCTTACAGGCAGGACGTGGTACTGGCGGGTCGTGACCGGCTGGTTATCCCGGACGGCCTTTTCGGCGACCTCCTTGGACTTGGTCAGCATGCGGTTGATACTCGCCATGAAGCTTTTGCGCTGCTGCAGGCTCATGCCTTCGGTTTCGACGGTGATCAAGTTCTCGTCGATCGTGCCCAGGATGCGCTGGCCGACCAGGCCCAGCAGCGAGCTGCGCAGGCGCCCGTGGGGCTCCTCGGCCTCATACAGGAATCCGCCACCGATCATCGCTGGCATCGGCGTGAGCTTCTCCAGATCATCCTCGGCGAGGTTGTAGCGGTAAGCCTTGTCCACTGCGCGGATCTGCGGCACCCACAGCAGGCGCGGCATTTTCATCCTGGCCATCTGGGTGGGTGTCAGGCGCTGCTGCTGCTTTTCGCCGCTCGAAACAACGTAACCGACGGTGCGGTTGCCCTTTTCATAAGGCTGCACCAACGGCGGGTAAAGCATCTCGTTGTTGATCAGATCGAGCAGGCCTTCGCCTTTCTTCAGGTACGTGCGGGCGTAGGCGTCGCCGAAGCCTGCAGCGTTGAAGGCGATGCCGTGCGCTTCCCGATTGAACAGGGGGGCGCAGTTAAGGCGGATGTCATCGACGTACTTTTTGAGCGGCTCACAGCCCGCCTTCATCTCGATGAAGATGGTGTCACCGTTGGTCTCGTGCCCGCCCAGGGCTTGGGTGACGTGCAAGCGCAGCGCCGTGGCGATGATGGGGTCAGACATCATGTGGGCGAATTGCTCGTAAATCTGCGCGCGACTGCGGGCCGATCGACTACCGGAACCGAGCAGCATCGACACGCTAACCGTGTCGTATCCCTGCATGGTGTCCGCGACGTCCACTTCGGCAATGTTGCGGTCGCCGTCCGCGAGCGTCTGAGCGAGCTTTTTAGCCCGAGCCCAGATGCCTCCTTTAGTCGAGTCAGCCATAAAATCCCAAGCGCATTAATCGTTTGGAACCATGGTATTGAGGTACAGCCCCCCTTCCGGGCGGACCTTTCCGATCAGATCCCGACTAGCAGATCCTCGCGTGGATTCAGCAGCAGCAAGCGAGTGTATGGCGGGATGTCGCCCTTACTGGTCACGGCCACGACTTCATAGGGGATGATAATTCCAGCGCCAGGCTCGGCGATCACCAGGTCATGCTTATCGGCGACGAAATAGGCCGAATCGGTGGGATCGGCGCTGCACTCGACCTGGGCCTGGATCATGCCCTCGGCATAGGTGATGACCGTATCGTCGTCGCTCATGTTGCCGATGTCAGGCGTGAACGTGTCGGCGAACTTCATTCGACCGGCGCCCAACGCCGTGAAACTGAAGTCGGCCTCGTCTTCGCTGTCGAGCACCCCTGCCCCGCCGAGCGTTGGCAGCCCGCCCAGCTCAGTCTCGGCCGACCGGTTGACCGTCTTGCGCTGCACAGAGCAATCCATCGAATTGGGGTGGCGCAGCACGAGCTGGCGGCTTACCCGGTTAACCTGTTTGGGGATGTTGGTCAGCATGATTTACCTTCAGGGCGTTGCGGGCGCCGTGGCTCATCCTGCTCGATCAGTTCGCGCAGGCACCATAGACGTCGTGTGGGATTGGGGTAATGGCCCAGGCGCACCAGCTCGAAGCCGCAGGTACGCATAAACCGCTGGAAGGCAGGCTCTCTCATTTCTTGCCCAGCCTTTCCAGGTCAGCCTGGCGATCAGCGATCTCGCCAAGGAGCAGCGCGCGCACGGCAGCGCTGGTGCGGGGGTTGTCTGCCAGATCCTGCGCCTGCTTGATGGCCTTTTTCGTCTGGCTGATTGCCGTTCGAGCGTCCTTTGCCGCCTGCTTGCGCGCCTTATCCTCGGCGGCCTTTTTTGCGTCGGCTACGCCCGCTTTCATCGCCCTGTTCAGACGCCAGCGTTCGCGCTCGGCCTTCTTGTCGGCCGTGGTGGTCACGCGCCGCTGGCGGTGCGTTTCCTTCTGCATCTTCTCGACGTCGGCCTTCATCTGCTTGACGGTGCGGGTTTTCGCCACGCGCTCGACGGCCGTGCGCGCGCCTTCGATCAGCTTCACTGCCTGGGCCTTGAATGTCGGCGAGGCGATGATGGTGGTCATTACCCGCAAGACGTGTTTGCAGCCGCAGCCGGTCAGCAGCGGGTTGGTGATCTTTGGATAGCTGTGCTCGAACCATGGCCCGGCTGCCCAGCCACCCGTGGTCGCGATGTAGCGCAGCCGGTAGCGCCAGTCCTCGCAGTTGCAGTCGATCTTCAGCTTGCCCTTGATCAGCCTCCCCGCGGCCGCCTTGGCTTCGACCGGCGCAACCACCATGTCCTCGAAGTCCTGGAACTCGACGGAGACCATATGGCGGCGCACCTTCGAATTCGGCCCTGCGTTGGTCTGGAAGGTGACAAGGCCGCCCTTGTGGCGGATCACCAGCGCGGTGTGAATCTCCCGGTGGGCGCGATCGCGCGGGCCAGGCATCGACGTATCGAGCATGCGCTGCGCAGTGATGCCCCCGGCTGCTTTCTTGCCGTGGATCTTCGCCGACGCGCGAAAAACTGCCAGGTCGTCCTGGGTGATCGGGCGCAGGCCATTGTTTCCCAGCGACGTCAGAAGGTTGCGCTGGTGGTCGTAGGTCCCCCGGATCTCGTCGGGCGATACCAGAATGCTGGACTGCCCGCGCTCCTGGATGCCCTGCTTGTGGCGGGTGACGGCTTCTTTCAGCGCCTTGTTGACCGCGATCAGGTGCTCGCTGCTGGATTTCGCCATGTCAGCGCACCGACGTTACGGTGGTGACGATGCCGAGGGCGGATTTCATCGCCTGCAGCTTGGCCTTGGTGGGCAGCACCAGCTCGCGCTCGGTCATCTTCTGCGTGGTCATCCGGTCGATGCCCGCAGCGGCGGCAATCGCAATGTATTCGTCAGGGGTGCCGTAGACGCGACGTGATACCAGAGTCAGGTCGTAGTATTCGTCCGGTTTGGTGAAGTAAATCTGCCGATCGCCCGACCAGACTGGTTCGGTGAGAGCAAACTTGCGGACTGCCTTGTAGAGGTTCGAGTATTCGATCATGCCCGGATTGTCACCGGGCATGTCGAAGCTCAGGCCGAGCGGTTTCCGATAGCTCGGCGCCAGCGGCTTATTGGTCGGTGGTCATGTTCGCGCATTTGAAACCGCGATCGCCCCGGGGCGGAGTATCCCCAGTGGCAGTTGCGCAAAACAGCTTCTTGACGTCCATCTTTGTCGCGATGCGCACCCATACCATCGGCACCTGCGAGCCGTCGTGCATGGTAAAAATCACCCCGTCGATGACCTTTTCCATCGTTCCCATCTCGCGTGTGCCCTTCCAGTCATAGGAGACGTTGATGGTGCGTTCGGGCAGGTTGTAGCTATCGACCTGCAGGTTCGGGAATGGCACGACATTGTTTGTCATGTACCGCATGGTCTGAGTGTCGTAGGCCATCCGTATTAAGACGCCCTGCCCCGGCATCTGATAGACGCCGGTGAAGTTACCCGAAACCCAGTTGGCGCCGACGGGGTCGGCAGCAGCGTCGATCTGCGCAAATGAGGTGTTCGCGATCAGGGTCAAAGCGACAGCTGAAATGAATCTTTTCATGGTGTTCCTGCTTGGCCGTTGTAGAAGGGATACAGCTGCGGCCCAGCTTACTCACGAGCTACGGGTTATCCACACAGAGCGCGGCGATCGAGCGCTCTATCTCGCGCCTTGAGCCACCCCGGCGCACCAGCCGCAGCGCCAGCGCAACCGTAGTGCGCGTCGCCCGGTGGTGTGCAGCCGTCACCAGGTTGGCCATGCGATCGGCGTACCCACGCACCCGCAGCGCAGCCTGTACGGCGGTGGGCGCGTCCTTGCCGAGCACTTGGTGGATAAGCACCAGCGCACCACGCGCAGCGGCCAGCTGGCTCTCCTTGGCGTCCAGGTGCGATCGCAGGTCGATCACCTGGGCGCGCAGAACCTGGGCGCAGTTGTGGGGCCTACGGTCTTTGACCATCTGGATGTGCTGGCAGATGGAACAATGCGATACGGCAGGGTTACTCATGGGTCAGCCTGATAAGTTACTGTCAGCTAATGACATCACAACTTTAAAGTCAGGTCGAGGCCGTCGCGTATGGTCTTTTACTGGCAGTGATATGTGACAGCGCTGCCATTCCCGCAAAAGCCCGGACACATGGCGATCTCCGCGACACCGCTCGCGCACTGAGGATCTGGAACAAACGGCTGGGTGGTGTTCGGGCAGCCGCACTGAAACGTTGTTGCACCCGACGGCAGGGAACCATTGGGTTGCGTAGGCTGTAAGGGTGGTCGGTTTAGGTAAGCTCGGATAGTTGGCGTAACTCGATCTTGGAACTCATAGGCCTCCTTCTCCAACGCATTACCGCGATCCTGGCAGCCGCCGCACCCGGCCATGTCCCTGCTGTATTCGCATTTGAAACCCTCACTGCCTATTTTGCGGTACTGCCCGAGATGGATCGCCTCATGAGCGAGGTTTGCCGCGGTCAGCAACCGGTTGCCCGTCAGCGACACGTCGAGGTAGATACGGCCCTTATCGGGGGTAATCCCAAGCGTGCCGTTACGCAGATTGCACCATCGAATCTCGACGCCGTTGAACGTTGACGGATCTAGCGCATGCGCACGCGAAAGGTCGATAACGGCCTGTTGGATAAGCTCGTGGTTTTCGAGTCCTTTCTCGTTTGAGCATTCAGCGATCACCGCTGCGACCACTTGAACGAATGGCACTGCGCAGGTTTGAAACAATATTTGCCGTGGGTCTTGGTCCGGAAACGGAGCCTGAATAATGCAGCCGCTTGCTTGAGCAGCAGCTTTCAAGCTCAGACAACTGCCGTAACAGCTCGGCTCTGGTATTCCAAATACGCTTGGGCAGGCGTCGTCGCAGTAAGTGTCACAGCCTACTTCGCCTGCAATCGAATAGGAGGGGGCGCCTACAAGGAAAACGGCAAGGAATGCAGCAGCAAGTCCTTTCATACCGATTTCTCCGCGCGCATCTCAATGCGCTGTCATGTGAAGTGCACAACGGAGTTGAGTCTAGAAGATCCTCAGCGCCACGCGCGGCTTGCCCCTGCTACGCCAGGTCGAGCCCGGCAAGGCTTGTCGTGATACGCGCGGCCGCCTGACCCACCGTCGCGGCCTCAGTGATCGGGATCGTGTCGCACTGCACGTAGGTGACGTCCTCCAGGAACGCCATGCACACGGTGTCGAACAAGTCGGGTGACGGGATGCCCTCGCGCTGCATTTCGTCTTTGCCTGCGATCTGCCACTTGCCGTTGTCGTCCATCTTGTAGGGAATACGGCTGCCTTGGTCGAGCAGATCGGGCAAATGCGCGTCGGTGAAGCTAACCCGACCGTCCTCGATCGCCTCCTTGGCGTGGATCGAGCATTGGGCGCGCTTGTTGTAAAAGCGCTCCCGGTACCGCTTCGAAAAGTTCTTGCCGCCCCACATAGAACGGATGACGTTGGACACGCCCATTTCTTCCAGGCGCTTGGCGAATTGGACGCCCATGCCGTGGGCATCGACCACCACGGTGCAGTTCGACAGCCGGGCGGTGTAGTCCGCGATCACGCGCGCCGCTGGCGTCCAGTCCATGCCGTTGCTGAAAATCGGGATGGCCACGCCCTCGATCCGTCGCGGCTCGGCCTCCATCCGGTCGCCGTTGCCGATGACTTTGAAATGGTAGGCCACGGTTTTGTCGCGGTGCGCCGCCGCAGCCACGTCCACCACCAGCAGGTTGCCGTAAAACTCGCCCGGCTTGATGACGGGCACCCTCGGATTGACGCAAGCCTCGATACTGTTGCGACCCAGCAGGTATTTGTCGCTGTTCGTGGGGAATATCCCCAGCACCTTGACCTGATATTCGGCCGAATTGCGGCCGCCGTACTCCAGGCGCTTGTCCAGGATGAACTGGACGCCCACGATCGGCGACTTTTCGCTGTTGAACAGCAGGGCATTCCAGCGCCCGCCAGCGCGCAAACTGAATTTGTGGTGCGTGTCGTAGAAAAAACCGCTCGGCCGGGTGGGCTGGCTGGCAATAGCGAATCGGTTACGGTTGTCGGACAGTGCGCCGGAAACGACCTGGAAGTTAGCCGTCGGGATACCCGACGCCTCGTCGGCCAGCCACAGCAAATACTTGTTGTGGGTACCCGCCAGGGCTTCAGGCCGTCCCAGAGGCGCTGTCCGGCAGGACACGAACCACTGGGCCTTGTTGCCACGGATATACACGCGCTCGCTTTCGATGACGATATAGTCGGCAATCCAGGCGTGCGGCCCTTGCATGATCGCTTCGCGGGCGTTGGTGATCTCCTGCCACACGCCTTCCTGCAGCGTTTTGAGCTTGGGCGCTGTCAGGTAAGTGTTCGACTTCGCATAGCAGGCCAGGTGCCACAGGCAGATGATCCCGAAAGTGCGGGTCTTACCGGTGCCGTGTCCGGACGATACCGAGGTACGCGAGCCGAACGGCGACACGCTATTGAGCAGGTCGCGCTGCTGCCAGGTCGGCGGCTCAGGGAAGGCAGTGACCTCACAGGCGAAGCGGTAGGCGTCAAAGGCGTAGCGATCGGCGAAAGCTCGCCACCGAGGATCATCGACCAGCGAGAGGGTGGCGGCCATTATTGGCGCCCCACCGGTTGAACAAACAAGGACATGAACGAACCACAGGGAGACTATGGCTTGCCACGATAGGCGGGTGGGCGTCACTGCCCGGCAGGAGGTTTCCGATGCCCGGCGTCGTGTGGGACGGGCTGCAACTCGATTGCGAGTAGGGTATGCAGAGGCAATACCCTATGCAGGGTATATACGGTATTACTTCAGAAACGAAAAAGGCGACCCTGGGCCGCCTTCCACATTCGTCGCGCTAAAAGCGCGCCGCCAACTTCGTGTGCTTCGACCCGGCGAGCGCGCCTTCTTGCTCCCCGCCCGAACCTTCTACAATCCGCGCCAGTAGTCGTCGATCGGTCGCCGTGATCACGCGCGCTTTACGCAAGCTACGCACGTATACGGACGCGACGGTATCTTGCCCTTTGTGCTTTCCGGCTTTGCCTTTCTGGGTGGCTTTCAATCTGCCCATGGTTAAAGGTCCGTAGTTTCCAGCGGAGCGCCCAACTGCATCAGCCGACGGTTGCGGATCACCTTAATGTCGTCGCGTAGGTTCTGCGCCGTCGCCGAATCAGCGAACCCGACGTCAGCCATCGCGTCGATGTAGCCGATCGCATAGGCCGTTTGGGTTCGCACCCGGACTGGATCGGTGGCGGTGCGGATGCCTTCGGACACGATCGCTATGTTTTTGGTCATCGAAGGGAGGGCCATGAAATAACTTATTCCTTTGTCATACGGTATATACGATATGCAGGAGGCATAAAGGGCATACGTTCCATAGCGTATGCCCTCCCCTGCCCTGCCCTGCTTAGGCGTTCCTGGCGTCGCCCGATTCCAGGTTGCCGTCACCATCGTGATAAGCGGCCTCCTGCCACACGATACGCTGCGGGCCTGCGGGCAGCGGCCCGGTTTGCACGTCGGCTCCTTGCGAGCCCATGGTGATGACCACCTGTTCAAGCTGCTCGGCTGACAGGGTAAGCAGCGCGGCCATATAGAAATGCATGTGCATGCTGATTTCGCGGTTTGCCGAAGGGCTGGCGTACTTACTCCATTGCGAGCCTTTCCCCAGCCCGGCCAGATCGGCCATTTGCGGCCGGGTATAGCCAAGCTGTTCTTTCAGGCGCGCGAGGTCGTCGGACGTGGGCGCCCGGTAAGATGCGATTCGTTTCATAGGGATATACCGAAGCCCCCGACGATGCGGGGGCGCTAGCGTTAAGGCTGGAGGAAGTAGTGCAGGACGGTGACGCCGATGGCCAGGTAAACCGTGAATGGGACCACGCCCAGGGCTTTGACCTTCGCTTTGAACGTGTTCCGCTTACGATCGTCCGCTTGCTGCTCGGCGAGCCATCGATCGGTTTCTTCCAGGAACTGCTCAGTTTGCTTGCTGATAGCCATGTTCTATCCTCGGTCGGGCAAGCCTATTGCCGCCCTGTTATGCAACTGTATGCCCGTTTTAGGCCTGATTCAAACTTTCCCGCTAGAAGGCCCCGGATCACCGGGGCTTTCTGCTCTAAGGCTTGTGAAACCATGCAGCGTAAGCGGTGACTGCTGCTGCTGAAACGAATATAGGGTAAAGCCATGATTCTCGTTTTAACTTGCTGGCTTCTGCTTTGAGCTTGATCGTTTCGGCCTTTAGCTTTTCGATCTCTGCCAGCTTTTTGCGGTTCTCGATAAGGATTCCTTCAAGCTCCGCGTTTGGTCTGTCCTCTATGTGCATCTCTGCTCCTCGGTGTCGGGCGATGCCTTGTGCCTCCCCCTTGATGCGCATTATGGACCCCTAAGGGGTCGCCGTCAACCGTTTCGTATATACTTTATGCAGAGTATTCAACATGCATAGCGTATGCGTCTTAAATACTTTATGTCGGTTTGCTTGCGCCCTGCCCGGCTGCGAGCGCTTGCCGTACTGCTGCAACCCGATTGCGAGCTACCGACAATCGTAGTGCAGATCCGCGCAGCTTGATCATATAGCCGCCTTTGCTCGCATACCCAGTCTCGATGCAGCTGCGGCGCACCAGCGTACTGCGGTGCACCCGCACGAACTCATCCCCCAGCGTTTGCTCGAAGTGCTCCAGCGAGCCCAGCCGGTTATCAAGCATCACGTCAGCGGCCGAGTTACACGCATACAGGTATTTATGCTGTGAGCGAAAGTGCGTCACATCAGCCATGAGCACCTTGCGAATGACGCGGCCGCCATGGGTCTCCTCGAAGATTTCAGGCAGTGTTTTGCTTGGTGAACTGGTAAGCATAAGTTTATCTCCGGGCTCGGGGCTGCTATCCTTCGGCGCATACCGTATATACGTTATATCGGGCATATCGGTTATATACCGCGCATACAGCGCATACCTTATGAACATTGGGGGTTGGTGAAATGGAACTGTCGTCTGTAATGGCCGCGATCCAGAAGGCTTTGGCCGGGGATCAATTCATCATCGTGCTGGGCGGCGAAAAGGGCGGTCCTGGAAAAAGTTGCTTGGCGCAGAACCTGGCCGTATGCCTGAAGCTTGCCGGTGCTGACATACTCCTGATCGACGCCGACCCACAGGCGACCTCGTATGACTGGGCGCATGAGCGTGACGCTCTGGGCAAGCTGGTATCGATCCCGCACGAGAAGGCCCACGGCGACATCAGCGCCACGATCAAAGACAAGGCGAAGCGGTACCAGCACATAATCATCGACTGCGGCGGTGCGGACTCCCAGGCGCTGCGCTCGGCCATGACCATGGCCACGCACTTGCTGTTGCCGTTCCGTCCGAAGCGTCGCGACTTGCGTACGCTGGAAAAGGTCGAGGCCCTCGTGCGACTGGCAGCGTCGTCCAATCCCGACCTGATCATTCGCACCATCATTACCCAGTGCCCGACACTACCGAGCCAGGTGCAGCGAATCGTCGATGCTAAGGACGCGAGCGCGTCGTTTGAGCTGCAGCCGCTGCAAGCCGTCACGTTCACCCGCAACGTGTACGACGATGCTGAGGAGGACGGTTCGTCGGTAATGGAACACGGCACCGATCCGAAGGCAGTGGAAGAAATCCAGGCGATCGCCATTGAACTCCTGGAGGCGAAGTAATGGCCGGTCTCAAAGGCATGGGGCGCAAAGAGCCCATCAGCGAGGAGGATCGCGAGCGCCAACGTCTGGAATTCATCGGCGGGGCTGCACTGCAGGCCGCCCCCGTCGATACGCCGAAGCCAGCACCCAAAGCTCGCAAGGCAAAGAAGGCGCCAGCCGTGCGGACCATCTTCTCGCTGACCGAGGACGTAAATAAGCAGATCGACAAGCTGTCGCTGCAGCCGCGCACATTCAAGGCCAGCCGGTCGGACGTGGTGAAGGCGGGCGTTCTCGCGCTGCAGGCCATGAGTAAAGCCGAGGTCGTGGCGCTCCTGGCAAAAGCTACAGGCGCCGATCCGGCCGAGGATTTGCAGAACGACGAATAACGTATATACGTTATTGCTGCTGCATACCTTATATCGCGTCACAAACCTGCACCCCTTGTATCCGCTCAATACCTAACATAACCGGCATAACGTATATAACGTATGCTGGTTATGCTGCATGCATACGTTATTACCGCTTCTATGCGTTCCGCAGATTGCGCGCCGCGCGCCGCTGGCGCTTTGAGTGGGCCGCGCTCATGCCGTCGTCGCTGCGCCCGCGATCAACCGTCTGCCGGGCTGATCTGTTCGTCACGCTATAACCAAATATCGGAGCGATACCCGCCAGCAAGCCACCCGCTTCAAGCCGCATCTTGATGTTTCTCATTGGCTGCCTGCGCTTTCTTGTCTGCCTTGGCCTGCTGATCGGCCCGCACAGCGTCAAGTTCCTCCTGGACGGCTAACAGCTCGTTGAGCAGGCGCACGTCGAGCGTCACCGTCTGGTAGACGTCACTGCCTTGGCGGAACGCCTGGATGGCTTCACGAGCGGAGGAGGGGAGGGCGTCGCGCAGCTTTACTGCCACGGCGCTCAGGTTGTCGGCCAGGTTGCGAGGGATAGGACGGCCCTGCAGCGTGTTCTTTGTGATTGCCTTTTTACCTGCAGCCTTGGCCTTCTCGACCTCTTGTGCCAGCGCCTGGGGAGCGTCATCGCCGTGCTTGATCAGCATCTGCGCGGCAACGTTGGCGGTCACTTCACCATTGAGCACCGCTTCGCGGATCTCGGGCGGCGCGTCAGCCACCTTTAGAAGTCGTTCCACGTACTGGCGCGAGCATCCGGCCAGCTCGGCGATCTGCGTCGTCGTGAGAGGCTTCCCCTCAATGAAAAACTGAGGGTCATCGCGCAGATCCTGCAGCGTCAAAGCTCGATCATAGGGCGAGGTCTGCAGCTGGTTATTCGAAGAGATGGTGAATGCTTTCGCCTGAGCTGCGGTGCCAATGAATGGAGCGATCGGAATCCACTCGGCCGGGTGCCCCTCCAAGGCCGACAGATCGTAGCCGCCCAAACGGCAATGTCCGTCGCGCATCAGTACGCCACCGTCTTCGCGCACCGACACGAACAGCGCAGGTATGCGCGTGTCCTTGTCGCCGTTCTTAACCTCCTTTGTGATCGCGTTGGCCAGGCGACGGATGTGATCAGTCAGCTCCTGGCTCGGGCTGCGGCGGTTGAAGCCCGGCTCGACGTGAATATTCTTGCGACGGATGAACATGCCCGCATCCGTGCGCTTGATGGTCGGCTCGATACCGGCATCTTTGTTGCCGTCGCGGGTGAGGTCGCGGAATGTTTTGGCCATGGTGGTCAGTCCTGGAAAAAAGGGGAGGGGTTAGGCTGCAGCGGCGTCTTCAGAACGCTGGCGGGCCAGTTCGGCCACGTACCAGGTGTGAGCGCCCTGCCAAGTCCGGCGAACGGCTTCGCGGCGCTGCTCCTCACGCTGGGCAAGCTCGCCTTTGACGCGGTCGGCGAATGTGTTCCAGCCGCTGCGCACAACGATGTTCAAGGTCTTTATCAGCTCTGCAGTGCTGGCCTGGGTGATGGTCTTTTCCATCCACTGATCGGTCACTGCGTCGTTAAGAATTACTGGAATCATGGCTGTGCTCTCCGGCTGGGTTCACGGCCGAAGCCCCCAATTAAGGGGGAGCGTCGAAAAGTGGAGATAGGTGGAAGCGGTCAGTCTTCGATGCGGACATCTGCGCTACGCATTTGCGCGAGACCCCAGCACTCGCCATACCAGAGCGCGCTAGTGGCAGCGTCTTGTGCATCTTTGTGCAGGCCTTCAATCTGGCGGCATACGAAAGATTCGCGGATGTTGGTGTTCAGGTTATAGGCGGTGAACATGACTTGAACGATCATCGTGGTGCCCTCCAGGGCGTCGCGTATTCGATTAGCAGAGAGTAAGGATCAAGCAACCTAATTGCAAGCATCAAGTTGTCACAACATTACTATTTGCTAAGCGTCACGCCACGGCGCTCATCCCGAGGGTAGAGGAGGGCACGCTGACCAGGTCACCACGCGCGTTCGCCACGACGGCACGGCACACGGCCTGCAGTTTGGTGGCACCGAATGCGGGCTTGCCATTGACGCCGACTGCCAGGTACAGGGCGCCCGATTCGTTCCACAGCTCGCCCGGGTTAGCAGGGTCTCGCAGCCAGCGGATGTAGTGCTCGACCAGCTCGCCGCCATGCGCCCAGCGCTTTGACGGGCAGAACGGTGAATCAGGTTCGAGCCAATGGGGAGGGTTGCAGAGCCCGAACCATGCCGGGCTGCTACAGAAAAGGGGATGTTCAAGGGTGGGCTGAAAGCCCAGGACTTCGGCAACGGCCCAATCGAGCGCCATGCCGCTCAGGTCTACGAGACGAACTTCAACGGTTCGGGGTGGTTGTGCCATGGGGTAACGCCTGCACCTGGGCCAGCGGTTCCGTCAATCCTAGCCGATCCTGGGGCCGGTGAGGACGCCGCAGGCTCGTCTCCTGCTCGTTGCAGAGCCTTTGCAGCCTTGGCGTGGCCTACGCATACCTTGGTGGGGTTGCCGTCATCATCGACTTCCGCATGACAGAGAAAACCACGGGGATCGCACAGCTGGTATTCGGCGTCACTGGTGGCGTCGGGCGACTGGTTGGCCACCGACCCTATGCGGTACGCGCAGCCATAGCACGCCCCCGCAGGATCATCACAGTGACCGGCCAGCATCACGCCTTGGCACGCACCAATGATGGTGGGCAAGTTGATGCTCTCTACCCGATCGGGGTGCGCGTCGTATTCGCTTACGAGCACCGTGTCGGTCATCTCCTTACAGTTTTCAGTGACCGAGCAGGCCATACCCATGAACTGGGCGAACAATTCGACCAGCTTGGCTTGGCCGTAGGTGGCGGCATAGTGGGTCATCATCATCACCCGATCGGGGAGCTGCATCTGCGCCCAGCCGGATAAATCGGACGCCTGCTGCGGCGTCATGTCGTAATCGGTTTTAGCGGTCATGGTTGGGTGTCAGTAGGGGAGGGGAGACCAGCGCCGCAGCGCTAGCCAGGGGCAGAAATTACACGGGCAGGGGCTCGGGTACCGCGACAGGCGCTGGAATCGCTGGCTGGTGCTGCAAGGCTTCGGCAGCCGTGGCAGGTAGTTCGACGCCATTGGCTGCCGCGGCAGCCTGGGCGTTCCGCATCATCTGGCGGCCCTGGGCGTCACGTTCGATATAGGTCCCCATCAGGTAGTTCGCCGACTCACGAATGCAGTGCTCGCAGATGGCGGCACCGTTTTCCTTGTTGCTGATCATCAGGCCGCAGTCAGTCTCAGCGCGTCCGCAGAAATCACAGCTCAGGATGGTGGTTTTGCTCACAGGTAAATCTCCGATCGGTGGGGTGGCCAGGTGGCCAAGAAAATCATGGGCAGTTGTTGGTGCCGCAGTTTGTGCAGTCGCGTAAGTACCGGCCGGTACCAGACACGTAACGCCCGCAACCTTCGCAGTTGAAAACGTCCGGCTTGCGCCTGCAATGGCGGGGCTGGGCCAGGCTGATACCGGCGCGAGCGATAGCCTGGCGGCGCACAGCGGTGATCGCGCAAACCCGACGCACCTTGCTGTTGAGGTATTCGAGAGGCCAGATCACCCGGCGAGTCCCTTCCCCATCGCTTAGCACGTCCTCGGCCTGGGCCAGGGGCGCTTTCCAGCACCGGTTGAAATCGTAGGTGCGCTCGGCGCCCCAGCCGCTGAATAGGATGTCGTTACCGTTCCAGTGCCCAGTTACCTGGATCGTGCACTTAGCGCCCGGCAGGAGCAGCGACGAGGCGTCCTGCTGGCTGATGTCTTGGTGGTCCACAGATACCTCGTGCCGCGCCTCGATGTAGCTGACGGGCCAGGGGATGTCGGTTTCGCGGGACTGGTTCTTACGCACCGCCTGGCCGCTGGTGAAGCGCTGGGCTCGGCCGAGGTCCGTGGTGTATCCGGCGCCGCCCTTTGCCCAAAACATCATGCGGTCGCCCACACAGCTGCGGCTGTCCTGCAAGTAATACATATCCATCATGGCGCCCCGATCGCGATTAGATCGGCGCTACCGTGGGCAATGCCTGCGCTCAACTGTGCGTCACGTCCGGCCAGAATGCCCGCCAGCAGATCGTCCAGGTTTGGCTCGACCTTGCGACCTTGCCTGGATGACTTTAGGCCTTCGCCCTTGGTCAGCTCGTTGAGATAGGCACCTATCAGCTCGTTGTGCTTCAGCTGGACCGCAACCAGATTGCAGCCAGTGCTCAGCTCCATATCCAGATCGTCGTCCTCGCCCTTGGGCACCAGCTCGTGCAGTTTTTCACCCACCGCGGCGACCCACATTTCAGCGAAGTGATTCCCGCGTGTGCTCGGGGTGTGTCTGCCGCGTGGGGCTTCGCCGCGCTTGATGCTCGCGACGTAATCCCTGCGGGCCTGGGTGACTTTCACGTAGAGGGCGTCGTAGGCGTATTTGGCGATCTGCTGGGCGGGTGTGACGCCGACGAAAATGGCGCGACAGGCCTTGTCGGTTTTGCTGCGGCCGCTCTGCATCCAGGTCGAGTGGGTGAAGGTTTCGCAGCCGAAGACGGCGGCGACGATGCTGGATAGATCCGTGTCCCAGGAAGGGCGCCGGTAACGGGCTTGCTCTGCAGAGGCTTTGCCAACGTCGGCCAGCTCCACGTCCATGTCGGTCAATTGGTATTTGCGCATGAGCTTCTGCGCCTGGCGCAGCGCTGCAGCGGCTTCGTGTTCATTGCTGCTCTTCGAGAGGGCAAGGCAGTGTTTGATTTTGCGCAGTACGCGTTCGCGCTCGGCTGCAGGGACGTCGCTCATGGGGGGAATCCACAGTTGTCGTTGGCTTGGGAGGTGCTAACGATACCGAGAGGGTTCCCCAAATACAAGCAAACCGTAATGTTTTAGTTATTTCTCGCTAATCCTCTGCTCAAAGCGTTGGCGCATCTCGTCGCGTTGCTCTTGGGTGTACCGCTCGAACTGTCCAGCAGGGACAACGAAAAACACCATGACGCCCGTGGCGCGAGCCATGTACCCGCGCAGCCTGGCGGGGTTGCCCACGGCGTGCTCAGTTATCACAAGGTGATCGAATACGGCTGGTCGCTGCGCTGGGGGCTCTGCGAATAAATCAAATTGCATCGGGCAGCGCCTCGTCTTTCGGACGTATTCCCAGCACCTGCTCCATCTGGAACATGGCCGTATTGATGCGTCTGCGCAGTGATGCCGCGTCGGCTTTCCGTTTCGCCTCCGCTGCTTGGGGATCATAGGCAGGGCTTGGTGCCAGGTCGAGGGGCACGCGAGGGCCGCTGGCCCGTTCGCGCAAATCGCGGTCCATAGTCCGCGCCTGGGCGCTGTCGGCGTAGCGTTCGTAATCAAACTCGGTCATGGGGGGGTCGCCCTGTATCTGTCGAAGGCCGACAGCGTGGCATGGGCATAAGGGTCGTGCAAGCAAGTAGTTGTTTAATGATTACTATCTGCTATCGATTGGTGTTCAGGCATAGCCAAAGTGGCGAGGGGCTGTGTGCGTCGCCCCACCCCTTGCCTGTTTTAAATTTGTTTTAAGGAAGTTTTAATATCTGTTTTGCTGGTGTGCATGGAATGGGTCAAGCCCATACAGGCCGCGGGCTTGAGCCTGTGTGTAACTCGCCTTCCGGTGGGTAATAAACGCTGGGAGGTGTGTAATAAACGGAAAGGGGTGTGTAATAAACGGAAATCGGTGTGTAAAAAACGGTTTTGGCGTTAATTCGGGTGTGTAATAAACGCCTAAACCATTGATAGGTGTGTAAAAAACGGTTTTCCTCCCGATTATTTCAACAACGTACCTCCCGAAGGCCTTCAAACCCTCGGAAATGCTGGCCTGCGGGGCTTTTGTGACAGTGCACATACGATAAATACCGTTTTTTACACACCACCCGCTAGGCATTTGACTCTTCCTGAGAGCTGTCGGCCTCTACTTCCGGGCCGTCGCTGGTTTCGCCGTCAACCTCCCAGTCGGACTTTTCCGCTTCCACCTTCCAGCGATCGGCGTAGGAACGGTGCACCATCGCCAGCTTGGGGCCGTCTGCGCCCAGGCTTTCGCTCAGCATGTACTCGGGCAGGTTGTTCTCCCGGATGTAGCCGCGCACCGTGCGGCAGAACTCCTTGAAACTCCCGGTGCTACCGCTGCGCTCGTAGATCGTGCGGAAATTCCACTCGGCGCTGGTGCGGCCAGCCTTCTGACGTGCCAGGCGATAGATGAACTTTGCGGTACCGGGCTCGATCAGGAAGTAGTCCGGATGCACCGTGAGCACGTCCGGCGTGGGGTTGGTGACGATCTCGGTGTAGATCCAGTCCGGAATGCGGAACTCCACATATTCGACCTTCTTGGTGGTCAGGCTACTGATCGCCTTGTACGGGCCGATCAGTGACTCGCCCCCGCTGGTGAGCAGCTTTTTCTTGCCCTTGATGGTGACGATGCGTTCCATCTTGACCGTGGTGGTGCTCAGGCGGTCGAGGGCGTCAATCAGCTTTGATTTCTGATCACCGCCGTTCTCACGGCGACAGAATTTGAGGATCTCGCTGACGTGCGGGCGGAATAGCTGCGGCGGAATCTCGCCCTTGCCGTGGCGATAGCGGTTCATGGCTTCGGTCAGGTATGAGATGCCCATCAGCACGATGTCGTAATCCCATACGGACGCCATGCCGTAGGCGCCCGAGCTGACGATCACCCAGCCGTCGCGCAGGTCGTAACGCACCATGTCATTAGCGCGCTTGTCCTTTTTCGAGAGCTTGTAAACCGCGACATCCATGATACCCATGGTGTCCTTGGTCGAGATGTCGTAGAGCACCGGGGCGAAGAATAAATCGGCCTGGCCGTTCTCCTCGTGCTCAGGGCCTTTGCGCAGCATGGCGGCGCCGCCGTCCTTGCGAGGGCGCCCACGTTGGCGAGGCTTGGCAGCGACCTCCAGAACGCCCTCCTGCACAGTGATGGTCGCCTCTTCGGGATTCACGACGGGCTCGGGCTTCTTTGCCGTCGCTTTCTTCGGCGCTGGCGCTTTCTCGCCTCTGATGGTGGGCGCTTTCTTCGCGCTAACCGTGTCCAGAAGTTTGGCCATTCGCCGGTTCGGTTTTTCCAGGTCCATGGGTGGTCTCGCAGTCATGTGGGATCGGCCAGGAGGCCATGGCGCCAATCGTACCTGCGATACGGCGGGCGCGCCTCCCCGATTGACGGGCGTTACGCTTGAGGTGGTAGGGCGTAGTCATCGTGGCCGGATAGGTCCGGCTCCAGATCCGCCAGCCACTCGCGTAGCTTCTGCGCGTAGCGGTTGAGAGGCTCACAGTGGCCATAGAGGCCGTTGGTGCGCATGTAGTCGTAATCGAACGAAACCACAGACGGGTAGGTCGCTGGGTGGCCTTGGATCGGCCCAGGAAAAGTCGTATTCGTTGAGAGCTAACCAGTCTTTGATCGCCTGCCGGTATCCAGCCCGCGTTCGCACCAGATATAGCCCGCCCTTGAGGGCGCGCCAGTTGGGTAGGGCTGACATGCGTGTCACTCCTAAGCAAGCCCCGGCGAACCGGGGCGGTTGCCTGTCAATCCCGGCGGTCGAGGTGTAGTCGGTCATGCCGGTAGCGCTGGGTGGCGCTGGGGGCACGCGCGGCGGTCACAGGGGCGAGGGCGAGGGTCTGACAGGCAGGCCGCCCAGGAGCACCCGTGCGGGCTCATGCTCGAAGGTCACGAACGCGTCGATGTAAGGCGCGTTGACCAGTTCCACCGGCACGGTGTAGTTCAACATCACAACGCCAAAGCCGTGGGGGGCGTAGGGGTTGCCGTCGATGCTGCGAAAGTACAGGTGAGGGCTGCCGTGAAGGTGCCGCACGCAGAGGTACTCGCTACCCACCGGCAGCTCGATGACGAACCGGGGGGATGACGGTGGGATTGCGACGGCGCGGAGTGACTTCTGCATTGCGATAGGGCCTATGCGGTTTTCGATACCGGGAAAGCCCGCGCATGGCGGGCTGGGAGGGTCGATCAGGGGGCTGTCACGACCAGACGGCGCGCTTCCATCCCTCGCCGTATTGGTCGGTGCTGACGCTGCCCAGCTCCAGCACGGTGGCCTGCTGGTGCGCCCGGATGGCCTCCTCAATAGGAAGCTTCTGGCGATCCGTCGGCGCATAAAACACATGACAGCCGCTTGCGGTGAGGTTGACCCGCTTGCGAGCAATGTCGATCCGGACCTTGCAATCGCGCAGGGCGAAACCGCCCGAAGCGTTGCTCATGACCGCAAAGACGGTGCGGGCGCACTGCTCTGCATTGTCGAAATCGAATGTCGGCGGCAGGGGCAGCAGGTCGCTGGGTTTCACATGGATGACGGTAGCGCCGTAGTTCAGGTGAGCCACTTCAAGGGACGCTTCCAGGGGGGCGTGGTACGCCTCGCGCAGCGTCCATACCTCGTCTACCAAACCGCCCAAGGTCAGGCACTGCACCTGATCGCAATAGGTGGTCAGCTCCTTAGCTGTTTCACAGGTGAGGGTGCCAGCTTCCTGGATACGAGAAACCAGACCGCCCAGGGTCAGGCAGCGGTCTGCGCAGTAGGCAACGATGCGGGTGGCGAGGCTGCGGGCTTTGGTATCGGTTTGGTTTTGCATGGTGCTGCCCTCCAGGGCTGTGCGTCGTTTCGATGGAGCAACGATATGGGGCGCGCAGCAGGAATGCAAGCAAATAGTTGTGTGAAGATTAGCAAAGAGTAAGTGAAAAGCCGAAACAGGGGGAGGCATGGCGCAACGAGGTTGCGTGCATAGGGTATGTACGGTGCATATCGTATGAATGAACAAGCGCGAGGCTGCCTAAATCGCGTGCTACGTTACTTTCATCGAGCGCGGCGCCAGAGTGGCAAATTCGCGATGCAGGAATGAGGAGGGGATCGGAAGGGATTTCAGGCGGGCATCAATGAGCAGGTTGGTCCGCGCACTTGGTTCATACAGCGCATAACGTATATACGGAGCATAAGAAAAAGGCGGTAATCATGAGGGAGAGAAACCTCTCCCCTGCGTTTCTATATCAGTAGCTCAAAGGTCGAAAGCTGCTTTACAGTTTCAGGCAGCTGCGCCTGCAATAAAGTGTCGAGTAGCTCCCGCGCAGTCTGGGGCGGATGCTTCAGAGAGGCGCGCTGATTTTGCACCGCTAAGAGCATCGCCGCTTGATCCAGATCCCATATATCGGACAAAAAAATGTCCGGGTGTAGGGCCTCAATGTCGAAGCCATCCAGGATCGCTGCCGGGAAGTCCTTGAGGTTGTACGTCACAATGACCGAGGCATTGCATTTGATGGCAGCGGCGAGGACATGCCTATCATCGGCGTCAGGCAGATCGAGGCCAGCCACAAGAGGCTCATGACCCGTGACCAGGCAATCTGGGATCGCATTGTTCATGCAGGTGACGGTGCGGGTCAGCTGCTCAGGCGTCAGATCAGGACGGTTTAAGAGGAGGTTTCGCGTCCATTCGTCATGTATTTGCGCCGACCAGCGCGCACGGTACGCGCCAGTCAGGGCAAGGTGCATCAGCAGATCCCGCAGCGGCGCAGGGTAAAGAACGCATGCGTCATAGACCACGGTGAAGGGTGAATGCCTCATTAATACCCCATGTTCAGCGCTTGGGCTTGTGCAGCCAGCTCATCCATAGCTGTCCGGCTCTCTTTCTCACGCTCAGCCTTATAGGCCATGAGGTCGGTAAACCTGATACGGCGGTGGCTACCGGTTTTGGTATGCGGAATAAGTCCATCATCCAGCAGCTTGACCAGGTGCGGTCGCGAGACGTTAAGCATGTCGGCACCTTCCTGGGTTGTCAGCTCGGCATGAATAGGAACGACCTTTACCGTATTGCCCAGGGCTAACTCGCTCAAAATGTCGCCCAGCAGTCTCAGCGCGAACGTGGGCAGCTCCACGACTTGACGCTGCTGTGCGTCGTCAACCAGTTCAATACGTTGGGTATCCAGTTTCGTCGAAACGAAAGCAGCGATCTGACGGCTTGATTCAGTAGCCGCAGCTATCGCTTTGTCATCTGGAAGGATGGTGCGAGCTAGATCGGCGGAAGTCATCGTGTATCTCCAATGGGGCGGTAACCGGCTGCGGCAGCAGCGGTAGAGCATTTATATTCGAAATAAACGACAAACGCAATAAACGAAATGATCAAATTTGATCAATGGCCTCATGTTTGCTAGGCGGGTTGGAGTGCGTTACGGCATACCCTGCCAGGCCGCAGCAGCAGCGCGTAATACCACCATACGGGTCGCGCCTTCCTTGTCGCCCTTGTGATATTCCGAGCACAGCTGGAAGCCCGATGCTTGGGCGCAGCTCTCCAGGGTTGAGACCTCAACCCACATACTCATGCGTACTTCCAGGCGGCGGGAGTCGCCATCGTCCAGGTGCGGACGCCAGGCACGCGAGGGAATGCCGTCGGTGACCAGCTTGGCCTCGCCAGCTTGAAAATCGAGGGTGTATCCAGCGGCCTTTGCGGCCTTTTCAAGCAGAATGCGGATATCAGGGCTTGCCTTGCTCATGGGTCACGGCCTCGGGAATCGCAGCGGGTTTTTCGATAATAGCCGAAGCGGGAAAGACTGGGGGCAGGCCAGCGGCCCGGATACCGTGGCTTCCAGGTGACAGAAACTAAAAATTAGTTCATCTTGCGTGGCTTTTAGCCATTAGGGATCGCGCCGTGACCGTTTTAGGGATGATTAAACCGATGATGCTCGGCTTCGGCATCGCTACGTTGTTGACCGGTTGCGCTTCCACCCCACCGCCAACGCTGCCCAATGCTTACTACGATAATTTCATTCAGGGGCTCGTGGCGGCCGATCGCTGCGGGCTCTCGGGACAGGTAACGCCAGATGCTTCGCTTTGGGAGAAACGAAGGCTCACACATAACCTGAATACCTGGACCTATGACCGCGCCTATTTCGAAAGCCGGTTTCAAGCTGCAGTGTTGACGCTGCCTGCGCCGCCAGTAGCAGTATGCAATCAAGTCGCCATGGAAGCGGCGGAATACAAACAAACCGTGCAGGAGAACAACGCGGCGGTAGAGGCTAATGCGCGTGCGTGGAACCAGGTGCAATACACGCAGCCTGTACACACCTATTGCAACAAGATAGGAGCGCAGACGCTCTGTAATTCGTACTGATCGAGCGCTATGCCTCCGGTGCTGCTTCGCTGACGGAGTAGCGGCCCGGGGGATCGGCGAGCACCCTGAACGGCATACGGGCGTCCATCACGCCCCGCACCTCGAACATGGTCAGCACCTTGCGCTGCTGCGCTTCAGCCGCGGCGTGACCGAACCCGGATGGCATCGGCGCTGTGAAGTGGGCGATCTCGTCGGGTCTCATTTCAAATGTGCGCGTTATACCTGGCACTGCAGCTGGGGCCGGGACTGGCGCAGGGAAGCGGGCGTCGAAGTCTGCAAGTGCATGATCAGCCCAGGAGGCTGGCGCCTTCTTGTCCGTGATGGTGACCGCTGCGGCCACGCCGGTAGCCATGCCGATCCACAGCGAGCGGCGCATCTGTTCGTGTTGAGTCATAGTCGGGCCTTATACGGGGAGGATGGGCGCCCGCAGGCGCCCGGGTTGTCAGGCGTAGGCGTAGCGCAGCTGGCGGCGCGCGATGCGGTCGTGCTTCCTGATAAGCAGACAGGTGACCAGCACACCGCCCAGGAGGGACACGATCACCAGGAACAGCACCAGCTTGGCGATCGCGCCGCCCGCATCGTCACCGTCGAACAGATCGGAGACGTCAAGGATGGCATCGAGCACGCCGCCGTTCGCTGCGTTGAACAGATTGCTGCCGGTGGCGTAGGTGTTCCAGGCCGCCGCGCCGACGTTCTGCCAGCTGCGCTCGCGCCAGGCCACGATCCAGGAGTGGATGGTTACCACCAGGCCGGTACCGATCGCAGGAATGATCACCGTCAGGTACCACAGCGACATGGCAGCGTGCATCGCCTTGGGCGGCATGTGGCCCAGGGCACTGGCGCCGAACACGCCGATGATGATCAGCAGCATCGA